CTTGGGGCAAGGACAAGACCAAAAAGTTTGTTGTTCTTCACCACTCTATTCTGTCTGAGGGTATCAACGTGAGTGGACTTGAGGCAGTCATCTTCATGCGTAACATGGACTACATTGGTATCAGTCAGTCGATTGGTCGTGTGATTCGTTTGGGTAGCACTGAGAAGACGTTTGGTCTTGTTTGTATTCCAACCTATGACCGAGTTGGTATCAGCACCGCCAAGAAAGTGCAAGCAGTTGTTGATGTTGTATTCAACCAGGGTATGCCAGCAATCAGTGAGATCCGCCGGTAGTGTGCCAGTTGGTCAAAGTGTCCACCATTCCCCCACAGGGGGTGGTTTCCGTGTATTATTAAAGAGTCAAAGGAACCGAATCAACCCATGACAACCTTCGATTTTGAAACCGAGTACCACTGGGGTGCTCTCATGGTCAAACTGGTCCCAATGTTTTGTATGGATGTTTACAAAGCATCCGATGATGAATTAGTATGGGTCTTTGATGTGAACAACCCTAAGAATGGTTATCATGTCCCTGCTCGCAATCTCTCCACCTATTCTTACTGATCATGAAAACCGCAAAAAGATTCAATGGTGGTATTCAAAAGGGCACTGTTGCCACTGATGCCAGAGCACGCAAACTTGATGAACAATGTAAGCACATTAAGGATGAGATTTTCACCCGGTTGCAAGCAAGGTATCCTCAACTTACCATTCAAAAGAAACTTACAAAGGACCAGATTCCTGGTAATGTTGGTGCTTGTGAACCAGATGGTGGCGCTTGGTTCTACAATGGTGTGCTGATTGCCGTCTTTGAGGGTAAGAAACAGCAGAATAGAGGCAATGCTATTGAACGCTGGTTCAAGAATAACTTTGTCTGTCGTGCTATCAATCCAGATGTTTCTTATGTAACTTTCTGCACTGGAGAGGGAGCATATTCTGGTGGTGTGATAGGTAAGGCACTGAACATTGCTCACCTTGAAGGATTTGACCAGTACAATCCTGGTGGCAACAGTGCATTTATGAGCACTGATTGCTTTACAAAGGAGTTTCTTAGTGCTATGATGATTAAAGTTATCACTGAGAGAGTTGAATCTCTGACTGTGTTTGAATGAAACCACTGTTTATTTGGGCAGGTGGTAAGACAAAGGTGCTGAAGCATTATGCACCTTTTATGCCATCTTCCTTTGAAACTTACTACGAACCATTCTTTGGTGGTGGTGCTATGTTTGTCTATGTGATGAACACCTACCAACCAAAGAATGTGGTGATCAATGACATCAACTCCGATGTCGTGAATATCTACAACGCAATCAAGACTAACCTGACAGAGTTTCAACAACGTCTGGATAGTCTTGAATCTCAGTATCTACCACTGAGCAAAGATGATCGTAAGAAGTTTTACTTTGACATCAGACATCTTCACGGTTGGGAGTATAAAGAATGGAACAAGACATTTGAGGCAGCAACATTATATTTCCTTATGAAGACTGGGTTCAATGGTATCTACCAACTGAACAAAAATACCAACGGAAGGTATGGAACTCCTGCTGGATTGTTGAACCAGAAGGATAAAGTTTATGATCGTGGTGTATTGAACTGGTGGCACAATGCACTTCAAAATGTAACTATCAAGACAGGAGATTGGAAAGATTCAGTGAATAATGATCCGAATGGATTTTTCTTCTTTGATCCTCCCTATCGTGATAGTTTTGCTGATTATGGCAATGGATTTGGTGATGATGCACTATCAGACCTTCTTGACTTTGCCGATATGCAAAATTTAGTTTTTGTTGCTAACCGTGCTGATGATGACTGGTTTAATAATCAATCAAGGTCAATGAATGTCCATTACTTTGATATAACATACACTGCGGGACGTAGAAAGAAAACAGAAGCAGGATATGAAGCAAAGAAAGCAAGAGAGATATTGTTATACAAGACCAAGAATCATTTCATATAATTGTTAGTAACCTTTAAAACTCCCTTATAATACAGCAACGAACTTAATGATCGTAAGTCTTCGCCCTCATCAGCAAGAAGCACTCAACGCACTACAAAATAACTCTATTGGTCAATGTATCTTTCCTACCGGTGGCGGTAAGACATTGGTTGCAATCATGGATGCGGTAAAGAGATTTGAAGTCTCTAGTCCTCGCACCATTGTTGTTGTGTGTCCTCGCATTTTGTTGGTTGAGCAACTCTCCAATGATTTTCTTGAGCAAGTAACTAATGCTAACGTGCTGCATGTTCATAGTGGAGAGACTAAGCATTTCAGAACTACAAAGACTAATCGCATCAAACTGTTTGTTGATATGTGTCAGACAGTGCGTGAGCATGTTATCATCTTCACCACATATCACTCTTTGCATCGTATTGTAGACGCAAACATTGATGTTGATACGATTTACTTTGATGAAGCACATAATAGTGTTCAACGTAACTTTCATGAGTCTGTAAAGTATTTCTCTCGTCGTGCTGATCGTTGCTACTATTTCACAGCAACACGCAAGACTTCGGTAACTATCAAGAAACCAGGAATGAACGATAGAGAGATCTATGGGGACATCATTGCTAAAGTTTCTGCACCTAATCTTGTTCAGGGTGGGTTTATCTTGCCGCCTAAAGTCAAAGTGATTCAGATGGGTAAGCACGATAAAAAAAGTCTGACTCCACACATTGAAAGCAACAATGTGATAGAAACTATTGATCAAATCAGTATCAAAAAGATTCTTGTTTGTGTCAAGACTACCAGACAACTCATCAATCTGTTTCAGACAGATTTTGCTGATGACCTTAAAGAGCGTGGATACTCTTACCTCTATATCACATCCAAGACTGGTGCGATTGTTGACGGTAAGAAAGTCTCTCGCGAGAAATTCTTCGAGATTCTTAATGCTTGGGGCAAAGATACTAACAAGAAGTTTGTTGTACTTCATCGCTCTATTCTGTCTGAAGGTATTAACGTTAGTGAGTTGGAAGCAGTTATTTTCCTTCGCAATATGGATGTGATTGAGATGACTCAGACTGTGGGTCGTGTGATACGTTGTGGAAGCGATTCTAAGACCTTTGGAATGCTCTGTGTGCCTGTTTACAGCAATGTGGGTATATCCACCGAGAAAGCATTGCAGAGGGTTGTAGACATCGTTTTTGAAAAGGGTGAAGTTCTTGATAGTGTGGTGCGTAGATGAAGATAACATATACCAGAACAAGTCTGCTTAATGCTAAACCTTATGAGGAAGGATTCATCGTCGGTAAGTATGATGATCCTATGATGTATGCTGCTGTTCCAATAGCAGGAAGCACAACTAAACTCGCTGTTGTTCATCAAGCAAACATACTTAAGGTGTGTAGAAACAGACAATCAGCAATAAACTTTATAGATAAACACAAGAAACGGAGAAAGAAATGAAAAAGTGCAGAACACTACGTGAACTTGATAATCATGTAAAGGCACTAATCCGTAAGCACGGTGATACTGGACCTTGTGCTGCATGGGTGATAACGAATGATGATTTATTGACTGAGGATGATAACAGTCAAAAAGAGGTAATACTTGCTCCTAATGAAGCAAAGATGGTCCTAACAGAGATTAACTCTAGTGATCATGAATACATTGTTGATAGAATCTTAACAGTTGTTGATAATGAACTATCAACGAGAGGATTCTAAGGTATTATTGTTAGTAACCTCTAAAGTTCCCCTATAGTATGAATAACACTACAAACAACCCTTACGTGAACACCCTGATTGAAATGGGTTATGATAAACAGGACGTACAAGTTGCGTCAACAATGTTTCAAAAGAAAACTTTTCCATGTGTGATTTATGGTCGCACATTTGAGACTGAAGAACAGTATTATGCTGAACTTCATGAGTATATGAACGGAATGTGATTTAATTATTATTAGTAACCTCTAAACTTCCTCTATAGTATGCCTAACACTCACCTAGAACACGCAGAAGACACTATTTTGACTGGTGATCTTTCTATCTTTGATGCACTTTATAGCAATGCTTATCATATTAGTTTGAAGATGGATGGTGCTCCTGCTGTTGTATGGGGAACTAATCCTGCTAATGGTAAGTTTTTTGTTTGCACCAAAGCAGCATTCAACAAGAAAAAGATTCGACTTTGTTATACAACAGAGGACATCTTTACACACTTTGGACATCAAGATGATGTTGCCGATATATTATATCTTATGCTGAAATATATGCCTCGCGTTGATGGTGTATATCAGGGTGATTTTCTTGGGTTTGGTAGAACAGAAGTATTTTCAAATAACACGCTAACATATATCTTCGGAGAGAAGATTTATCAGAAACTTGTTATCGCACCACATACAAAGTATTACATTGATGGTGAACTATGTGATGCTGCACCGCTTCCGATTCGTACAAACTTCGATGATACTTCACATGTCAAGTTTGTGATGCCAATTGTTGATCGTATTGCATCGCAGATTGAACCGCCTATCATTAACACAGACACAGTAAAGTTTCTATCACCTAAGCAAGCAAATCGTGCGAAGCAAGCAATCAATCAGTTGATCAAATCTGGTGTTGAGTTAGATGATGGAGTTCTCACAACTATCTTACGTTGTCCACATCTTACAAACTTATATCAGTGGGTGATTGAACTCAAAGAGGACGTGATTGATAGTATGATTGTATACTCTGACTTTGATACATTTCTTCCTGATGGTACACAAACTGTAGGAGAGGGTTTTGTATACTGGAGTGAGGAAGGTTCTATCAAGTTAGTGAACCGTACTGTCTTCAGTTATGTAAACTTCACAGAGGGCAAGTTCAATAGGTAATAAAGTTAGTAACCTCTAAAGATCCTCTATAGTGTAAGCACTTCTCAAACCATATGCAACTCTCAAACTCTGTCTGTATCGTCGATTTCTTTCCTGAGGCATTCATTGCTGAGTCATGTGAAATCAAAGGCGTGAAAGTTACGGTTCGTCGTTTTAACAAGCGTGTGACATTTCTTGATAACGGTTTCACATCCTACAGCAATGTGACAGCACTCATGGCACGTAATGAGTGGGCAGAACGTATTGCTAGCGGTGCAACAGTTACTGACTACCACACCGACAAGATGCCTCGTTCAGAATATGTTCCAATGGCATGTGTGGGTTGATATTGTTAGTAACCTCTAAAGTTCCCCTATAGTATGAACACCACTACAACCAACAGAAAAATGCTTCTCAACGACTCTGCTTTCGTAAATGCTCTTGAAGGGTTACAATCCTTTGTATTGGAGACAGGTGCCGACATTGATATGGCATATGATTGGTTATGTGACCAATCAGGAATCAAATCATTCTGTCATGATCCTGCTGCATTTGATTGTTTCTATGATGTGTTTATGGATGCCGCAAACTGAATCTTACTGAACAACTCAACAACCTCACAATCCGTAAAACTATGACTACAGTTGAAATCAACAAATCAATCATGGAGTTAAACTTCAGAAAAGAGAAACTGAACAATGAAGTTGAGGATATTCAAGCACAGATTAACTTCCTTGTTTGTTTGCGAGAGAATGAAAGGATGAAACTTGATGAACGATCAGGGCAGTCCTTATTCGATCAAATGTTTGGAGGTTAATGAGATGATTGTATTAACTTGCGATGATCATGGTTGTGCCTATTCGATTGATAGTGAGGGCACATTATATTATACTCCACAATATAATGATGGAAGTATTAATGTAGAAGATTGGAGTGAAGTTGATCATATGTCAATGTTAGGTGAGGAGAATGATATTCAAGTCCTTATTGAGGAAGTTCATGAACAACTGATTGTAATAAGTAAATCAATCGGGGAGTATTATAAGGCATGAAGAAGTTACAAATCACGAAACATTTACAATCCGAAGGTTATCATTTAATACGACAAAAGACACATAAGATATATTTTAATCCAGAACTTAACGAAACGATAGTTACATCAAAGACACCATCTGATCGTTGTTCTTATAAGAGTATTATACAGCAAATAGAAAGAATCAAGAGAAAGCATTATTGTTAGTAACCTCTAAAGATCCTCTATAGTGTAAGCACTTCAACCAATCATGAGAACCATCACCAAAGCACAAGCACTAGATCAGTTCCGATACAACTGGAAAGCATCAACAATGGGCACCAGTACAGCAACAGATAAGATCGCAAAAGCAGAGGCATGGAGTTGCTTCACTGATGAACTTTGTAAGGAAGGTTACATCACCATGAAAAAGTATGAGTCATGGTCTAACCCTTTCTGATTCAAACACTCAATCCAAACTTTACTCTCATGACATTAATCACTCAATCCAAAACTGAATTCCAAACCGAATGTTTACTTGAAGTTGTTAACAATCAATGGAAAGTTAATACAACTGAATCTGGACATAGTACATACAATAAGTTAGAATATAGTGTAGGTAAAAAATATATCAAGGTGAATCAATTCAAGGTTTATGCTGATAACAGTTTTTCAAACAATGGTGTGTTCATGTTCATCGACAAAGAGTCTGGTGCGTGTTACAAACCAGCATCACATAAAGCACCTGCAAAAGGTATTCGATTCTTTCTTGAGTCCTTAGTTAATACCCCTGAGGTCGTAGATCCTTACGGTTCATTCCTTTATATTCGTTAAAAAATGTTATGATGGTCCGACAAACTTCACACTTCTGAAATGAACTACACTCTCAAACAACTGCAACAGCGAGTTAATCAACTCATCGAAAATCAAGGTGAAGACGCACACTGTGCTGCCTGGATTTACACCAAAAATGATTGTCACTTGAAGGATAAAGATGGTGAGTTTGATTATGATAACACAGTAGAAGATCCTGAACTAGCAGAAAGAATCTTTGATGATGTAGGAAACATTGATTACATCTATCAGGTGATTCAAGAGAGTGTAGATGAAGTCGTAGAAGAGCAATGGATGCAGTATCAACAGGAGTTAGTTTGATGTTATACAACATTCGCATAGAGTATAGAGATGGTCAAGTCACTCGATTTGATCGCAAGAGTAATATCAAACCTCTAAATGCTCACAAACTGAATGATAAGATCTTCCACGAATATTGTGGTTGGGACACTATCAAAGAAATCACTTCCACTCCTATTTTCATATGACAATCTGGAATTGCTACGGTTACGATACCAAAAAAGAGATGCACGATATCCTCTCTTATATGATAGAAACTCCTGCTAAAGCATATGCTAGATGTAAGGAGCAATATCCAAACTTTGAGATTTATAAAGTTACACTTCGCCCCGAATAACACTCACTAACTAACATCATGTTCAAACTTCAAGTACAAGAAGAAAAAAAAGGTGATTGGATAGATGTTATTAACTCTACATCAGATGGCAACACGGCATATGAACGTTTGGAGTATTATACTAATAAAATTAAACGCAACAACTATCGTATTGTACCTGTTAATGTTAGTAACCTCTAAAGATCCTCTATAGTATAGACACCACTCCAACCAACCATGAGAAAAATCGAATCCCAAATGTGCAATGCAATCCAGTCAAATCAAAACTGGTCTAATGCAAACACAACAGTTCACTTCAATGAAGAAACAAGCACCTCAATCGTCCGTCTTCATGGTAACAAGATTGCAGAAGTAACTGATGATACCATGACAATCTTTGATGGTGGTTATCAGTCTAATACAACAAAGTCCAGACTCAATGCACTTTGTGATGAGTTTTGTGAGAGAGGAGAAGGTGTATTTCAGAAAGATTTTCAGTGGTATGTAAGACTTTTTGTAGGTGCAATCAATGGAGAGAAAGTATATAAGAACGTAACATTCACTAATGGTTATGTCTTCTCATGAGAATTATCTTCCTTGCTATCTTCATTATACTAGGTGCTAATCTAATGATTGATCTGTTAGATAGTAATCTTACAGAAACAATCAATGAAAGGAATGAAGCACTTGAAAGACTACTTAATCCACCATCAAATGTAATCGAATGACTAACACTGAAACAACCAATCTTGAAGGTCTTAAGAAACGCTATGCTGAGATGATTGTTGACGGGTTAGATATGAATGATCTGATTACTATTGCTGTGGAGAGTATTGTTGAAAACCTCAAAGGTTATGAACTCGATGATATCAAAGATGAGATACTTGATGTGTATGATGCACAGACTTGGTTCTATTTGAATCCCTAAGTAACACCCCGAAAACACTCATAAATAACAGGTTTTCATTAAAAAAACGTTTATTAATGTTAATTTAAATGTATATGTGTGTTTTGTTTGTTTTCCACAACCCTGTTGAAAAGGTGGGGTTAAATGTGGTTTAATCGCTTTAATCTGTGGAGAAACCCCTTACTTAACCCTCTTCCTATTCATTACTTAAGTCTCTAGAAACCCTCATTCTTATTGTTACTTAAGTTCCTTAAAACCTGTGATCTTACTATCACTTAAGTCTCTAGAAACCCTCATTCTTATTGTTATCTAAGACTGCACTATATCACACTTTCTCTCAAAAGTCAACAGCACCAGCAACATTTTCCCCCACAGGACTGCACTTGACTCAGAGTCACATAGGTGCTATAATATAAGGGAAAGATTGAGAGATAGTAACAGGGCATTATTGTTAGTAACCTCTGAACTTCCCCCATAGTGTAGGGACACAATCAACACTATCTAACAACTAACACACAGTCCTAAGTATGACTTTAAACTGCTTACTAACTCACATTTTTCTTCTTCATTATGACTCGCGAACTATTTCTCGGTATGCTGTCTCAGGGTAACACTGGTTCAGAACTTCTGAGTATCCTCGATGTGATTGCCGATGAGGCACAATCTATCGCTAACTCAGACGCATCAGAGGGAACACTTAACGCCATTGATTTCTGATACTATGTGAGTTTTACAGTGCCCTCTTTGTTTTACACATAGGGGGCACATGTGCTATACTTACAGTGTTGTGAATATGACAGTGTTATGGCGGATTTATGATGGCGAAACGCGGAGCGTAGCGTACCCCTAAGGTCCTAAGGGTTATCCTAAGGAACCCCCCCTTCCTTAAAACGTTCTACTACCCTAACCTACAAAAGTGTGTATCCGTGAGTTCTATATAAAGCATGAGGATGTAAAAAAAGTTATGATAAATTTTTCCCCAGAAAAAATTGGGCACAATAAAGTTTTTCACATATATCTAAAGAGTGATTGTGTAATGCATAATCTATCTGAGGATAAGTTCAAAGAGAGTTGGGAGATCCTCAATACGATAGTTGGTTTTATGAAGACTGATTATAGTATTGAGGATTTAACATATGAGGCAGTAGAAGAAACCGCCCATGGAGCAGAGGAAAGTTCGTATTGACTTTCTCTACATAATACGTTAAAATACAGATTGAAATGGAGTGATTTAATTCCGATGGCAAAAGGATTTACAGTGAAGGCAAAGACGCCTGTGAAAGCATCAGAGGATTCCAAGGAAGAATGGGATTATGATGCAATCAAAGCAAGAATGAAAGGGAAGACGATTGTATTCTGTTTACCAGGGAGGGGATGTTCATATACGTTTATGAAGAACTTTGTCCAGCTATGTTTCGACATGGTACAGAATGGTATGAGCATTCAGATTTCACAGGACTATAGTTCTATGGTAAACTTTGCACGATGTAAGTGTTTAGGTGCGAATGTATTGCGTGGACCTGACCAGATTCCATGGGACGGAAAGTTGCAGTATGATTATCAGTTATGGATTGATAGTGATATTGTGTTTACCTCAGAGAAGTTCTGGCAGTTATGCGATATGGCAATTGCTGAGGACGGCACAGAACGAGAGATTGCATCCGGGTGGTATTCTACAGAGGATGGTCGCACAACATCAGTAGCACACTGGTTAGATGAGGATGATTTCCGAACCAATGGGGGAGTTATGAATCATGAGATGGTTGATGGTATTCAAAAACGGCGGAAACCCTTTACTGTAGATTATACAGGATTCGGGTGGGTTATGATTAAGCACGGTGTCTTTGAGAGTCCAAAGATGACATATCCATGGTTTGCACCAAAGATGCAAGTCTTTGAATCTGGTGCAGTACAAGATATGTGTGGAGAGGATGTTTCATTTTGTTTAGATGCTATTGAGGCAGGATTTAAGATTTGGTGTGACCCAAGGATTCGTGTGGGGCATGAAAAAATGCGAGTGATCTAAGAGATTCAATATGGCAAATCAATTTCAAGTTGATCGTTCAGAAGAGTTTGCTTCAAGAATGACACTTATTACTGAAGTATCAAGTGATAAGTATTTGATGCAACATAAAAAAAACCAAGAGGTAAAAAGAACCTTAGAATCACTTTATACTGATAGGAGCAATTAAGTTATGGCAAAGATTAAAAAGTCTCTATTGGGACAAACAATGATTGAGTCTCAACCTAAGAAGACACGACAAGGATCAGGAAAGCATACAAAGTATGCTGCTAGTAGTGGTAATGTAAAACCAAAGCGTTATCGTGGTCAAGGACGATAATATAATAAAGAGACCTTCGGGTCTCTTTTTTTGTCTAGATACATATGTGTAATATTTGAAATATAAAACGATGCCTGAGAATAACTTTTTAAGGGAGATTGCAAATGATGAACAAACTCCTAAACAACGTAAGAATATTAATGAAGACGGACTTTTTGAAACAACTGATTGTTCTGACCCTGATCATCAGTGCTCTTGTGGTTCTAAACCAATAACATTAACTGAGGATTAAGCGTCTAAATAAGGTAGAATTCTTGTATTATTTTGCCAGTTCAAAGGACCAGTAAGACATTTAAAGATTTAAGTGCGTCTTTTAAAATCGATCCTCTTAAAAGAGATTTGATTGGACTGACGAATGAAAATGCTATTGCTCGTTCTATTCGCAACTTGCTTCTTACAATACCTGGTGAAAAACCATTTAATCCTGCTTTAGGATCAAACGTAAGCAATCTACTCTTTGGGCAGATTGATACCCGTACTGCTGCAGCAATTCAAACTGAAATTGAAGATACTATTGGTTTGTTTGAACCAAGAGTAAGACTCATTTCTGTTAAAGTCAAGGGAAATCCTGATAAGTATCGTTTTGACTGTAGACTACAATATAGAATTGTAGGTATAGATGTACCAGCACAAGAACTCTCCGTTGCATTAGAACCCACTAGGTAAATGCCTTTAGTAAATTTCAGCAATCTAGATTTTGAGCAGATAAAGGTTTCCATAAAGGATTACCTCCGTGCAAACTCTAACTTCACCGATTACGATTTTGAGGGGTCAAACCTCTCTACAGTTATTGATGCATTAGCATATAATACATATATTACTTCATACAATGCCAATATGGCAACGAATGAAGTATTCATTGATAGTGCAACACTACGAGAGAATGTAGTGTCACTAGCAAGAAATATTGGATATGTGCCGAGATCACGAACTGCATCAAGATCAGTTATATCTTTTGAAGTTGATGTATCTAATACAACAGCATCAAGTGTAACTTTAAAGAAAGGTCTTGTTGCTATTTCGACTCAACAATTCGGTGTGGAAGATTATACTTTTTCAATTATTAAAGATATTACAAAAACGGTTGATTCAGATGGTATAGCACGTTTTTATGATATCACAATTTATGAAGGAACTTTTATTGAGGCACAGTTTCCAGTAAGTTCCAGAACTCCGAATCAAAAATACATATTACCAAATACTGGAATAGACACTTCATTGATCAATGTAGAGGTACTAGAATCGTCTACATCGAACATTAAAACCACTTATACCCAATATAGTGGATTGATTGATATTAAGTCAGATTCTCGTATTTACTTCTTACAAGAGATAGCAAATGAAAAATATGAACTTTTATTTGGCGATGGAATATTTGGTAACAAGTTAGAAGAACCAAATGTCGTACAAGTTGGATACATGGTATCCTCAGGGGATAAAGGAAATGGAATTGACTCATTTATTTTTAATGGGCAGTTAATAGAAAATAATGGAACTCCTATTACAACTTCTATTACAGCATTAGTTGCTGATGGTTCATCGCAACTTGGTTCTAATATAGAATCTGTTGATTCAATCAAAAGATATGCCCCACAAATTTATGCATCTCAGAGTCGGGCTGTCACAGCAGCAGACTATGAGGCATTGATTCCTAACATATATCCTGAAGCAGAATCTGTATCAGCATATGGTGGAGAAGATTTAAATCCTCCACAATACGGAAAAGTATTTGTAAGTATTAAACCTGTCAATGGAGTCTTTTTATCTACTTGTTTAAAAGATTTTCTAATTGAAAAAATAAATCGTTATAAAGTTGCTGGTATTCAAGTTCAGTTGACAGATTTAAACTATCTTTATATTGAGACTGATTCTAATGTGTATTATAATACAAATATGGTACAAAGCGGAAGTGTAGTTAAGACAGAGGTTCTATCATCAATCACAGATTATTCCTCTTCCTCTGCATTGAATAAGTTTGGAGCAAGATTTAAGTATAGTAAGTATCAAACTTTAATTGATAATAGCAATATTGCAGTAACTTCTAATATCACAAATGTTCAGATTAGAAGAGATTTAGAACCTGTAATTAATAAGTTTGGACAATATGAGTTATGTTATGGTAATAGATTCCAAGTTAAAAACTCATCAACAGATAAATGTGGTACAAATATATCTGATGCTGAAAACAAAGGTTTTAATATAAGGTCATCAGGTTTTAAAATTAGCGGAATCTCAGATACTCTCTATATTGGAGACATTCCAAATATAGGATTGAAGACTGGTAAACTATTCTTCTTTAAGTTGATATCACCAAAGGAAGCAGTAATTGTAAAACAGAATGTTGGTATTGTTGATTATATTCATGGTGAGATTAAGTTGAATCCGATAAAGTTCATTTCAACAAGTATTATTAGAAATAAAGTTCCTATTATTGAAGTATCTGCTATTCCTTATTCAAATGATGTTATTGGTCTTCAAGATCTCTATCTCCAGTTAGACCTCAATTATAGTACGGTAAATAGTGTTGTAGATAGGATAGATTCTGGAGATGATATCTCAGGGAGCAACTATATTGTAAGTCCGAGTTATGATGGAAATGAGTTAGTACGAGGTACGCCTCAAATTGTATCACAAACTGCATTAACTATTTCATCATCTTCTTCTTCTACTTCCAATACAAGTTCTACGATATTGGTAAATTCCAATAGAGTTGCACAATCTACTTTTAATAATACCCAATCAACTTCTGGCTACTAATAAGAAATGGCAATCGATAGAGTCAATATTCAAGATATCATCTCATCTCAGGTTCCTGCATATGTAAGGGATGATTTTCCTTTGCTTGTTGAGTTTTTAAATCAATATTATCTTTCAGTAGAGTTCCAAAGCGGAACATATGATCTTATTACAAATATTGATAAGTATGTCAAAGTAGATGAACTGTATGGATTAGTAGATTCTACTATTCTTCAATCAGATATTCTATCTGTTGATACTACTATTGATGCTGACATTAATGGAAATTTTACAGAAGGATTTCCAAAAAGAAATGGATTACTTTTAATTGATGATGAAATCATCTCTTACACCCATAAGACAGATACCTCATTTGAGGGGTGTATACGGGGTTTCAGCGGCATTACAAGTTACTCTGGGACCAATACCCCCGATCAACTAGTATTTAAAGAAACTCTTGCTGCTGACCATACTAAAAACACTGTAATTTATAACCTAAGTATTCGTTTCTTAAAAGAGTTTTTTAGAAAACTTAAGAACCAAGTTATTCCTGGATTTGAAGATAGAGCAATAACTAAGGATGTCGATGCAAGGAATTTTATCTTTGGATCTAGGTCTTTCTATGAATCTAAAGGTACGGACGATTCAATTGAAATTCTTTTTAGAGCATTATATGGAAAAGATTCTTCAGTTATAAGACCAAGTGAATATCTGTTTAAACCATCTGATGCAGACTATAGAGTTTCCATTGATATGGTGGTTGAGAAAAATATTGGCGATCCTTTAGAGTTAAAAGGACGTACAATATATCAGGATTCTAGAAAGGCAAGAGGATCAGTTTGTAACGTAGAGAAGTTAAATTGGGATTATGCTTCATTAGGCATTGATGAAGGTGCATTCAATACCAAAAGTGAATATTATCAAGTTTCTATTGATTATGGATATCAAAGAGATATTGATGTAAGTGGGACAGTTTTCAGCACGTTTGAACCAGCAGCAAAAACGCAACTAGTAAACACTGCGGGTATCGGTGCTACTATTATTGATGTTGACTCTACCGTAAGTTTTGGCAGCACTGGAGAAATTATTCTAAAGGATGCTGACTATAATGATGTAGTTGTTCAATATACTTCAAAATCACTCAATCAGTTTATTGGAATAACAACATTAACTGTTGAAATACCAAATACATCTAATGTAGTAGAAAATGATTTTGCTTACAGTTACATTGGTAAAACAGAATCTGATATTGTAAATGTTCGTATCACTGGAGCCCTTAAGGATTTTAATGTCTTTGGTGATACATATTCTCTAAATGCTAACGATACTATTAGTGTTAAAACACTAGGATACCCTTCATCTAGTTTTAAAGAGAACAACTGGTTGTTTAATGTAAAAACAAACTGGAATGTTAAAAACATTACTCTTATAGATGCAAGTGAATCTACTTACAAAGTGGAATTGCATTCCAATCACTTCTTCTACATTGGATATAAGGTAAGACTCATCGGTTCTAATGGAACTATACGAGAGGGTTATATAACGGCAATCAACACTAATAAAGGATTTGTAGCTAAGTTATCATCAAGCATACCAGAATCGGAACTTTCCCTTAGATACAATCTAAAAAATATTATTCAGAAAGGACTGTCTAATAATTATCCAATCATTCAAAAATATTATTCTAATATTCAAAACGTATATACCAAGTTTAATGGTGACCTGCTAATTTCTAGCAATTCTATTCCATCATATCTTGAGACTATTTTAAATCCATATAGCAAAGAAATCACTTTCTCAGGCAGTGCAACTGGATTGGGAGTATTGAATCTGCAATCTTCAGGCGATCATGGATTATATACTGGAGATGCAGTTTTCTATAAAGGTAGTGTAACAGAAACAATTACCAATACTCCAGATGGTAATCAGATTACTACTAAAACTAAAAGTCAGTTTTCTAACCTGGATGAGTTAGTTTATTTTGTCAAGAGAGTTAGTTCTACACAAATTCAACTTGCTAAGAGTAAATCTGATTTATTTTCTAACAAATATGTCGTACCCATAGGTTCTGTAGAAAATAATAAAATTATATTATACAGCAACTATGGTAAGCAACTTCTACCACAACATATTTTACGTCAAGTATTACCTCCAGATAATAAATCAGGCACATTCTTCACACAACCGGGACCTACCGGAATCTTCATTAATGGAGTTGAGGTCTTTAACTTCAAATCTCCTAAGAGAGTATATTATGGTAAAATCAATAACTTTGAGGTTGTTGATAAAGGATATGGTTATGATGTAATCAATCCTCCAGAACTATTAGTTACAGACTCTAAAGGATCTGGTGCTGTTGGTAATGTTTCAGTCAATGGGTCTTTAGAAAGAATTGATATAATCGATACTGGATATGATTATATTGATACACCAATAATTGAAATCAAAGGTGGAGGAGGACAAGATGCTGCTGCTAAAGTAAATGTATCATCTGTTGCTCATGTAGTTACTTTTAATGCTGGTGCTGGAAGTACTAATGTTAATACCACCGATAGCACTATAGGATTCTCAACTTTTCACAAGTTTAGAGATTTTGAGAAGTTAGTATACAAAACTGGAGGATCAAACACAATTTTAGGATTGTCTACTAACTCGGTATACTATGCAAATGTAGTCGATGCATATACTGTCAAACTTCACAATACTTTGTCTGAGTCCAAATCAGGCATTAACACTGTAACTATACTTTCAAAAGGAAAAGATACACAATCTCTTGAGACTTTAGAAAGAAAGAGATTAGTAACAGATGTTATAGTAACAAATTCTGGATTTGGATATAAAAATAAAAAGAGAACAATACCCTCTAGTGGAATTAATACTTCTACTGACAACTTTATAATTCCAAACCATGGGTACATGGAAGGTGATATTATTAGATATACTCCAGGATCATCTCCAGTGAGTGGTATTTCTTCTAATACTGATTATTATGTAACTAGAGTAGATGATGATAAGTTTCTACTATCGGGCATAGGAACAGGAAGTATTGCCAAAGATTATTATTATAGTAATAACGTATACATCAATATTACTTCCAGTGGAAATGGATCATTTAATTATGAACCAATCTCAGTCAATATTAGTGGAACTATCGGAGTCAATACATTAACAAATCAAGATTTTAATTGTAAAATTAAACCTGTATTCAGAGGAAATATTGAATCTATTGATACTATTTCTGGAGGAGTTGGATATGGTGCATCCACTACGATGGATTTCAATAGACAACCTAATATTAGTTTAGTCAGTGGTTCTGACGGACAGTTGTTCCCCGTTATTGCTAATGGTAAAATTATTGATGTTGTTGTTCAGTCCGGTGGGTCTGGATATAACTCACCTCCAGATTTAGTTCTATCAGGATCTGGTGATTACGCTAAACTCACTCCTGTTATCGTTGATGGAAAAATTACAGAAGTAAAAATTATAAATGGTGGAGCAGGATATGTTCAGGGTGATATACAAATAAAAATAGTCAAATCTGGAAATGATTGTAGTATTAAAGCAAATATCCAACAATGGGTAGTTGATATTTTTGCTAATGATTTTAATAATATAAAAGATGATGACGGATTTGTAATAAAAAATACAAAAGATGACTCTCTACAATATGCTCACATATATGCACCAAGAAAACTAAGAGAATCTTTATATTCCGTTGATTCTAATGGAAATAAAATTTATGGAAATACAGATTTAGTTACTAATAATGGCATTGAGATTGAATCTCTAGATCATTCTCCAATTATTGGTTGGGCGTATGATGGAAATCCGATTTATGGTCCATATGGATACACAAATGCTTTTGGAGGAACGGTAACCAGAATCAAATCGTCATATGAACTCGTAACACAGCAATCACAAAGACCTCCTTTGTCTTCATTCGGTGAAGGATTTTTTGTTGAAGATTATCAGTTCACTGGTTCTGGTGACTTAGATGAGCACAATGGAAGGATATGTGTTACTCCAGAATATCCAAATGGAACTTATGCATATTTTGCCACAATAAAACAGAATATCGATAATTTTGGTCCTTTTGATAACTACAAAAGACCTGAGTTCCCATACATTATTGGACCAACTTTTAAATCAAAACCAAACTCCTTTAACTTCTTAAAGACATCTAATCAATCTGATTATGATCTCAAATCAAATAAATGGTTAAGGAATACAACTCCATATAATTTAAATAACCAATATAGTTCTTATGATTATATTTTAAATTCAAGTAAGGACAAACCTCAAAAAATTAATATTACCGCAGCAACAACTGGTAAGGTGGAGTCTATTGGAATAAGTACTGGTGGAGATAACTATAAAGTAAATGATAAAATTGATTTTGATTCCGTAAGGTTTGGTAAGAATGCTCGTGCTTCTGTTGATAGAGTATCTGGTAGAAAAATTAATACAGTAAGTATTGCTACAACACAAATTAGTGAAGTTGAGTTTGTTCCTCAAACTTCCAAAAGTCAATTCTTAGGTGTATCATCTACACCTCATGGATTTAATGATAAGGATATCGTAACTGTTAATGGTCTTTCACGTTACTTTGATGGATTGGATGGTAGATTTACTGTCGGGGTTACCACTTCTAGACTTTCTTTAGCACAAGAAGTAGGACTTCAAGGATCTACAGGCATTCACACGTATATTTCAGTATCCGGCAATTTGAGTTATCCTACTATTATGGTAGATGATATACTCAAGATAGGAACAGAAAAAGTCAAAGTTCTTAAAATTGAACCCGGCAGATTAAGAGTAGAAAGAGCAGTTAACAGTACAGTTGCTATTGCACATACGATATCCAGTATAATTGAAGATGATTCAAGAAGATTTTCTATTAAAGTTGGTTCATCTAAAACCACTCAAACATTAACACTTAATAAGAAGATTTATTTTGAACCTTCAGAATCTGTTGGTGTTGGAACAGTTGGTATTGGTAATACTTTATCAATTGTAAACCCAGGAGCAGGTATCACTCAGATATTTGTCGATCCAAGAAACATTTATCTTCCAAATCATGGTCTAAAATTGAATGAAATACTCAAATATAATCCAAATGATGGAACTTCTATTCAAGTGTGGAGTGGATTGGTAGGAGTAGCATATACTAATCTATCTTCATATGATAAGTTGTATGCTGTCCCACTTAATAATAGGTATGTTGGAATTAGTTCCAACAAAGTGGGGTTAGGGACAACTGGAACTTATGTTGGAATAAACACAGATACTAATCTTTTATATTTTACAGGAATAGGAACTGGTAATAATCACAGTTTCCATACTGATAAGAATAATGTGGTGACAGGTAATGTATCTAAAAATATAGTTACCGTATCTACAGCAGGCACTCACGGTCTTGCATATAAGAATAAGATATTCTTTGACCTTAATCCTACTAATCAGATTGATGTTATCGTTAAGTATGATGATTACAATAGAAGAATTGTATTTGATCCAACAAACTTTATTGCTTCTGACGTAGATATTGACGAGAATACGATCAAATTCTCCAGTATGCCGTTTAAAACTGGAGATAAAGTAATATACACTGCTTCCTCTCCCGCAAGTGGTCTTACAAATAATGGAATGTATTATGTTTACATATATACGGTCAATAAAATCAAGCTTGTAAGTGAAAAAAATGAACTTAAATCTCTCAATCCTAAGTTTGTAGATATAACTTCATCTTCTAATGGAACGTTATCTCGAATCAATCCATTTGTAGAGGTAAGTAGAAATAATATTTTAAAATTTGACCTTTCAGATTCATCACTCTCATCCATATCAAATGGAGTATCATACTCTGCTTTTGATATGAAGATCTATACGGATCTGCATTTTAATAATAGATTTATTACATCAGGGAAAGGTGAACAGTTTGAGGTAACAACTAATGGAAGAATGGGCCTCGACTCCGATGCTAGTCTTTCAATCAATTTCACTAACAATGTTCCTTCGGTTCTTTGGTATGATTTTGAACCGATTAAAAAATCATCCACCACAACTACAAAAACTACGATTGTAGTAGATAAAGATGCTTATGCTTTTAGTGAAATTAATGTTGTAAGAACAAAATTAGATGGTCCAAGAGATGTTACAAGTATTGGTTCTACCACCTTTACATTTAATATTGCATCAGCACCAAATATCATATCATTTGGATCATCTAATTGTAATGCAACATATGAAACAACATCAAAAACTGCTCAAGGTGCAATATCAAAAGTTAAAATTTTAGATCCTGGTTCTGGATATAAGAGTATTCCATCTATATCATCTATAACGAGTGGATTTGGAACTGGAGCATACCTGGAACCAGATAGTAATAGTATTGGAATACTTTTAAAGTCTGATTTCAATTCAAGTAACATTGGTTATGATTATCCTACTGATCCAACTCTAAGAGTTTTGGCAGGAGTCCCTGAGGTTATTAAACTTTCTCCTCTTTCATCATTCCAATCAATCGGTATCACATCCTCAGGAATAAATTATCTGGTATCTCCTGATTTAATTGTTATTGATGGATCTAGTGGTAAAGTTGTTGAAGTAGATCTTGAATATGACTTGGGAGACACAGAGGTAAAAATTCTTAAGAATACTTCTTCTTTATATGATATTCCTCCTACTATTATTCCCATTAATAACTCAAATGGTTTTAGTATATCATCAATCACATATAACAACTCAACAAAAATTGTAAGACTCTTCCTTCCTCATCAGTTCTCTGGAGGAGACTTCCCATTTGAAGTTGGCAAGTCCATAATGGTTGAAAACATAAGTATTGGATCTACCGGTTCTGGGTTCAACTCAAAAGATTATAACTATGCACTATTCTCAGTATCTGGTGTCAACGCTGCTGCAGGAGGATCTGGAGCATGGGTGGAGTACGATCTAAACCAATATGTCGGAAAGGGATATCCAGGCAACTATAGTAGTGATTCTCTAGGTAGAGTTATTCCTAAGGTCAACTTCCCAATCTTTGATTCTCAGATTAGAAAAAATGATTTCCTTAAAGGAGAAAGATTTGAAGGTCCTTCATATAAAGGAAGAGTTGATAGTTACAATAATAATATTGAAATCATCAAAGCAAAGATAGATGGAGTTGCACAACCTGGTGATATTATTAGAGGAGCAACTTCTGGTGCTGAAGGCGCTATTGAGTTTATCTCAGTATTTGACGCAGAAATCACTATAGGAACAGGTACAACAATCACTGAAGGATGGCAAAAGAACACTGGATTCTTAAATGATAATCTTCAAAGACTACCTGATAATGAGTACTATCAAAATCTTTCATATTCAATTAGTTCTGAAGTCGATTTTGATACTTGGAGTGATCCAGTAAACTCACTAGTGCATACTTCTGGGTTTAAAAAATATGCAGATTTGCAAATCCTTAGTGGAGAAGTGAATGATGATCTTACACTGACAGTTTCATCCCCAGATTCCAATATTGAAACGATAGTTGATATTGTTAGTTCTGCAGATCTAAATTGTTACTATGATTTTGATAGTGCGATTGAAAGAACTAGGAGATTGGGCAATGTTGATATATCTGATGAAATTGTATTAGATACGAGAATTCTTTCTGATTATTTCCAGTCAGTAGGAAATAGAGTTCTAAGTATAGATGATATTAGTCCTCAGTTTAATAGCAACGAAAGAACAACTCCTTTTGAAGTTATTTCAATATTTGGAAATGACTTCAAGTACAATAAACTCATCACTCATGTACGAGATAGAGTTTTTACGGATGAGAGGCAGTTTGCAATTGTTTCTTGCCTTCAAAATAATAACATAGGTTACATTAACCAGTTTGCATCCATTGAATCATATCCATATCTTGGATATTATGATTATGCTTCAGGATCTGACGGTTGGAGATTATTATTCTATCCTACAAAGTTTGAATTTAACACTTATGATGTTTCAACTGCAAACTTCTCTATTTTAACTGGAATATCTACAGAGGGTTCTAAGGGATTTGGAGATGTTGCTTTTATAAAATCAGAAATCACTACCATTCCAGCATCAACCAATACTGATATTATTTCTATTGGAGCAACATACAGATCAGCAAAAGTTATGGCTAACTTTGAAGCATCTGACAATACAATGTTTATTTCTGAGTTAAACTTAGTTCATGATGGAACTGATGTATATCAACTTGAACTTGGGTCAATTGATGAAAATGAAGGAGTGACTGGTGTTGGTTTTGGAACTTTTGACTCTAGACTTTCAGGTGGAAATATTATTGTTAAGTTCTTCCCTAATGGGTCACTCGCGATGACTTGCAACGCAAGTGTCATTGCTATTTCTGACGCAGGGACTACAGTATCTAATACACTATTAGATGTTACTAGAGTTGGATCTAGTTATGCCACTATTGCTTCCTCTGGATCTCCTACTGCCAATGTAGTAGCATCCTATGAGGATCCTTCAGAGTCGGCATACTACTTTATGACCATTGAAGATAATACAAATAATAAGTACGAAATCCTTGAATTTGGAGCACTTAACTCTAGCACAAATGATGTTTATGTTGAATGGGGCAATATCAATACTGGAGGCACGATTGGAACAGTAGGTGTTGCCGCATCAACTAGTGGACTTCAAATTGTATATACTCCCGAACCCAACATTGACGTTGATGTAAGAACTTATTTTACAGAAATGATAATATATGATGATAATGTTAGAAATGATGAAATTGACATATCTAACACTATAATCAAAACTGATCATAAGGATTATGAGGGCACTAAACTAGATCTTAAGACGAAATTTGATCTAAAACACGATGGACTTGATATCTTTAGAAGAGTATTTGACGGTTCATCTGCAGCAACTGTTGATGTATCCAAAAATAAGATCATTATGCCCAATCACTACTTTGTAAGTGGAGAAGGAATTGAGTATTCTCATCCGGGTACTGGAACAACAATGGCAATCGTCATTGATAATACAACATTCCCAAGTATTGGTGCTACAACTAAGTTACCTAACACTGAACTTTTTGTTATTAAAATTGATGAAGCATCAATACAGTTGGCAACATCTGCTGAAAATGCTTTAAGTACACCACCTGTTCCTGTTGGAATAAGTGCTGTAGGAGCTGGTGCGTCTCATGCCTTTAACTCTACAAATCAGAATGCTAAAGGAGTGATTGCAATTGACAATATGATTCAATCTCCACTTGCTGTTACAGATATCACTACAACATTGGATCAAAATATTACCTTTGATCTTGTATTCAACACCACTGGAGTAACCTCATTTATATCAGGAGATGTGATCAAAATTGATGACGAATACATGATTCTTAAAACTATTGGAGTTGGTAATACAATAAAAGTTTCCGTATCTAGAGGTGATTTTGGATCAACAGTTGCCATACACACAACTGGGTCAACAATTACAAAATATGACGGCAACTACAACATTATTAACAATCAACTCTTCTTTGGTGTTGCACCTACTGGGCATAGTCCACTAAGCACCACAACTGGTGATCCTAATAGTAGAGATTGGACCGGAATTACTACAAGTTCTAACTTCCATGGTAGAACGTTTATGAAAAATGCTGGGACAGGAACTACAAATGAGACATATTATCAAAACTATGTTTTTGATTCTATTTCTGATAGGTTTACAGGTATTGGTCAAACATATAGGATAACTTCTAATAACTCAAATATAACTGGAATATCATCAAGCTCAGTTGTTATTGTAAATGGAATACACCAGACACCGCAAGGTGTTCAAGCACACAAAGGTGATTACAATATTATTGAGGATCTTCCAACAGGTATAAGTTCCATTAGTTTTACAGGTAATGCTAATTCTTTGGGATATGATTACAATAAATCAACTTTACCTGCTGGTGGACAGTTTATTTCATTAGGTTCTACAGGAGGATTTGGGTATCAACCATTAGTATCTGCAGCAGGAACTGCTTTAGTATCTGCAGCAGGCACTATTGCTTCTATTAGTATTGGAAATAGTGGTTCTGGGTATAGGTCTGGAATTCAAACTGTTGTAAATGTTGGAGTTCAAACCTATAGTGGTGTTATAGCAAATGTAGAGTTTGTTGGAACTGCTAATATATCTGGTGGCAATATTGTAAGCGTTGCGATTACAAATCCTGGAGCTGGATACACATTCACAAATGCTCCGGTAGTAGTATTTGATGAACCCCTTAGTTATGTTGATATTCCTCTCATATTCAGTTCTTCAAGTCCTTCTGGTATAGGCAGAAGCGCCACAGCAAACATTATTGTAGGTCAAGGTTCTAGTGTTATTGATTTTGAGATTAGAGATTCTGGTTATGGTTACAGGGAAGGAGAAATTCTAACTGTTGCTCTCGGAGGATCGACTGGAATCCCAACTGATACTACTAAAACATTTGATGAGTTTCAGATTAATGTTGATCGTGTCCACACGGATGCATTTGCTGGATGGTCTATTGGACAATTCCAAGTATTTGATGTATTAGATGATCAGTTTGATGGATCTACAAAAGCATTTAAATTGAAAGTAAACGAAGAAACTGTAGCAATTCAATCAAAGAAAGGTTCAAATATTGAACTTGATCAAACATTGCTGGTATTCATTAATGATATTCTTCAAAAACCCGGTGAAGCATATGTGTTTGATGGTGGCAGTGTAATCACTTTCAGTGAGGCACCTAAAGGACCTCTAGTAGGTTATGGGAATACTGGCGACACCTCTAAGATTTTGTTTTATAGGGGTTCTGGCGATACTGATGTTATTTTTACCAATATTGAGGAAACAGTCAAAGTTGGTGATTTGTTAAAACTATCCAACAATCCTGATTTAAACCAAAGTATTACTTTAGATCAAAAACCTAGAACTGTTATAGGTATCAATACTCTTGATAGTGTATCAACTAACTCATACATTGGGCCAGGTGTTACAACTGATCAAACATTATACAGACCAGTCAATTGGTATAAGCAAAAAATTGATAAAGTTGTTGATGGTGATGAAATTGGTAAAGATAGGTTAGCGTATGAACCATCTATTTTTCCAGCAGCATATTTGACGCAACCATTGAGTATTAGCACCACTATTGTATATGTAGATACTGTTAGACCAATATTTGATTCTAGAAATGAGTCTAATCTAAGAAGTTTCCAAAACTCAATTGTGGTTAATACTCAAGATGTTTTGGTTGGAGCATCTGTAACTGCAGTGGTAAGCATTGCTGGAACGATATCATCTTTCGTTATTAGTAACTCTGGACAAGGTTATGTTGGATTGTCTACGATTGCTATTAGTGTTGCCCCTCCGATTGGTCTTGGCAATACTCATAGAGCATCTGGAGTTGGTTCTATGTCATCAGGCAAACTAGTAACAGCATCTGTAAATACCATTGGTTCTGGGTACACATATACTAATCCACCTGCTGTAATTATTGAAGAACCTATTTTGGTAGAAGAAATTATGCCAGTTACTAGTTACAATGGAGATTATGGCAACATAGTAGGATTTGGCACAACAACTAGTGGTTCATTTAATCAACTTAGATTTGATTTATATATTCCATCTGACTCTGATATGAGAAAATCAGATATTGTAGGAACTGCAGTAACTGTGAGTGGTATTTCTACTGGCGACTACTTCACAGTATTCAACTCTAATATTTCTCCTGCAGTAGGATCTGCTCTTACAAGTCTTTATAATGACGGAACTACTTTAGGAATCACCACATCATTTATGGACGGCGTATTCCAAGTTTATTCGTCCTCAACTGTTCAAGTAGATGTGCTTGGAGTTGGAACAACTGCTGTTAGAAGATTATTTACAAATGTGGGTTCTATAAGCACTGTTTCATATGGAACAACTAGTTTTGGATCATTCAGTTGGGGTAAAATTGGTGTAAGTAGAAGTAGTATTTCTACTACATTTAGTTCATATAATGAAAATGGTTACAGTGGAATTTCTACTTCTGCATTAGTCACTAGAAGAGATTCTCTCAGGTTCATTAATTACATTTAATAAATACTTGAAATTTAAGATAAATAACAAAAAGTTCTATAAAAATGGCAGCTATAATTACTGACCAACTTCGTATTTTGAACGCTAAGAACTTTGTTGCTGGTATACAATCCACTTCAAATTCTTATTATACTTTTATTGGATTACCTAATGCTGGTGACTATCAATCTACGTGGAATACAAATCCCCCGTCACCCAAAGATAGTTTAAATGATTCTAACGATTATTGGGATACAATGATCGCTATGAAAAAAATCACATCAAGTGATGTTAGCCAAGTCGTTAGGAAAACAACTTGGTCAACAGGAACCACATATGATATGTGGAGAAATGATATAACCAGAAGTAATCCATCGCAACCATCTGGTTCTTTTGATGTTTATGACTCTAATTATTATGTAATGAACTCTGATTTTAGAGTTTATATCTGCCTTTATAATAATGCAACTCCAGAAAATGCTTTCCAAGGAGGTCCGTCACTAGACGAACCTACATTTACGGATTTGGAACCAAGATCTGCTGGTAGTAGTGGTGATGGATATATTTGGAAGTATCTTTACACCATAAAACCAAGTCAAGCAATCAAGTTTGAATCAACAAATTACATTCCTGTTCCAAATGATTGGGATACTGATACTGATATTGCACCTATAAGGCAAAATGCTTCTACAAGTGGGCAACTAAAAGTTATTACAATCAAAAATCGTGGTGTTGGTCTTGGTAGTGCTAGAACATACACTAGAGTTCCTATTAATGGCGATGGAAGAGGTGCTGAAGCAACTGTTATTATTAATAATGATTCAAAGATTGAATCTGTTAATGTCTCAAATGGCGGTTCAAACTACACTTATGGAACTTTAGATCTTAAGACTGGTGGCGTTCCTACAGGATCGACATCACCAGTTTTTAATATTATTATTCCGCCAAATGGAGGACATGGTTTTGATATTTACAGAGAGTTAGGAGCATTCAATGTTCTAACTTATGCTAGATTTGAAAATGATACCGAAAATCCTGACTTTATTACTGGTAATGAGTTTGCAAGAGTTGGATTAATCGCTAATCCTCTCAATAATGACTCAAGCACTCTCTTAACCACAGATAAAGCAAGTGCAGTATATGCTCTCAAACTTACTAGTGAGGGTGATGCTTATCAAAGTGCTATTTTCACTCCCGATGATACTATCACTCAGAAAGTAGGAGTTGGTTCAACTGCGGTCGGTAGAGTCATATCTTATGACCAATCTACAGGTGTTCTCAAGTATTGGCAGGATAGAACAAACTCTGGATTTAACTCCGATGGAACTCAAAATTCAGATCCTATCTATGGATTTGAGTCTTTGATGTTTACGGATGATCCTGCAACGGGAGGAAATATTAATATTATTGGAGGATCTGTTTCTTTAGGGATTGATACATCTTTTGGTTCTATTGGAAGTCCCGGTATAAGTACTATAATAAATAGTCGTACCTACTTTCTAGGTCAAAGTTTTGTGAAGGGCGTTGCTCAACCAGAGTCTAAAAAATACTCAGGAAATATTATTCACGTTGATAATAGACCCTCTGTAACCAGGTCATCCTCACAGAAAGAAGACGTAAAGATTATCTTGCAGTTCTAAAGAATTATGCCCCAGGAAACTAACCTCAACGTTGCTCCCTACTTTGACGACTTTGACCCTCGTAGCAACTATTATAGAGTATTATTCAAACCTGCCTATCCAGTTCAGGCTAGAGAGTTAAATAATCTTCAATCTATTCTTCAGAATCAGATTGAAAGTGTCGGCAATAACTTATACAAAGAAGGAAGTGTTGTAATTCCTGGCAATTTGAGTTATAACGATTTGTTTCATGGAATACAAATCCAACAAGAGTTTCTTGGTGTTCCTGTTCAGATCTATCTTGACCAACTATTGGGAAAGAAGATTACTGGACAATCTTCAGGTATTAGTGCTCAAGTTGTAACTTATATTACTGATTCCGAATCTCAAAACGGAAACACTACTCTTTATGTTAACTACTTAGAGTCAAGTGTAGATAATAGCACTGAAACATTTTTTGATAATGAAGTCCTTACAATAGATGAAGGTATTTCATATTCAACTACTTTTATAAGTGCTGGGGAAGGATTTGCTAATACTATTGTCGGAGATGCTTCACAAACAGGATCGGCATTTGTTGTTAGTGAAGGTGTATTTTTTATTAGAGGCAATTTTGTAACTGTTCAAAGTCAACTATTGATTCTTGACCAGTATGGAACTCAACCTAGTTATAGAATTGGTCTTTTGATCAATGAAGAACTTATTTCATCAGATATTGATCCTCAACTTACAGATAATGCTCAAGGATTCAATAATTACACTGCACCAGGTGCAGATAGATTAAAGATTTCTTGCACTCTGGTCAAAAAGGACTCAGATGACTTTAATGATGAAAATTTTGTTCAACTTGCAGAAGTTCAGAGAGGATTATTAAGAACAAAAATTGATGATACCAAATATAATCTTTTAGGTGATGAATTAGCAAAAAGAACTTTTGAAGAATCTGGAAATTATTACATTAATGAATTTGTAACTTCTGTAAAAGAAAGTTTAAATAATCAAGAAGGAAATAGGGGAGTTTACGAACCAGGACAAATTACTGTTGGCGGTAATGTACCGTCTGATGATTTGTTGGTATATAAGGTATCTCCAGGAAAAGCATATGTTAAGGGTTATGAAGTTGATATAACGTCTCCATCACTTATTGATGTTAGAAAACCCAGAGACACAAGACTTTTAGAAAATCAGGCAGTTAATTTTGCTTTTGGTCCAACTATTGAGGTTAATAATGTTTCTGGATCACCAATTATTGGATTTAACACCTCAACCACGATAAGTCTTAGAGATCAAAGAGTAGGATCATCTTCTACCGCAGCTGCTGGAATAGAAATAGGACTCGCTAGAATATATGATTTTGCTTTAGAGTCTGGAAGTTACAATACTGCCACACCTCAACTAAATGTTTGGGATTTATCCTTATTTGATGTACAAACATATACTACATTAGACCTTAATGTAAGTGCTAATTTATCATCTCCTGTCCATCTTCAAGGAGAGCAAAGTGGTGCTTCTGCATTCTTAAGATATGATGTAAATGCAGGAACAGCGTTGACTGCATATAGTCAACAAGGAAGTTTTATTTTTGGAGAAAGACTAAGTTTTAATGGAGTTTTAGATACTTCTAGATTTATTACTAGAGTTAAATCTCACTCAGTTGCTGATGTAAAGTCAGTTTATAGTATTGTTGGGACAGCAAATACATTTAATGCAGATACAGTTCAAAAAGATACAATTTCAATAGGTATTGCATCTATTTCTGCAAGAGATAATACCGGTATTTCTACATTATCTGCTCCTGAACTTGCTTCTGGTGGTTTTATTGGGGTTGTTACCTCAGGCAATTTGATCAAATATACTATTGCAGATAATGTTGATCCAACTATTGTAAGAGTAACTGGCGTTAATGGAAAAACTGTTACTGTTACTGGTGTAACCACTGTAACTGGCATTTGTGAAGGATCTCCCCCAGAATCTTCTACAAATCTCACTAATGTTTCGGTAATTGCTTCTAGATTGCAAAGTTCTCAAGGAACTGGAAATCTCTCAAGCAATGATTCAATCTATAGTGTGTTACCTAAAGAAAATATTGAATCAGTAGACTTGAGTGGAAGTAGTATTGTAATTAGAAACAATACATCAATCAATATTGATGCTAATGGACTTTCTCAAGTATTTTCTGTAAATGATCCTTCTAAAGAGGTATTTTTAGCATTTGATGAAGAAAGATATTCACTTTTGAGGTCAGATGGCGGAACTGAAGTCCTCACTGCTGATAAATTTGTATTCTCTCAGGGGAACACTCAACTTCAGTTACAAGGTCTAAGTAGTGCCGATCCTGATGCGACTCTTATTACATCCACTCGTAAATCTAATATTACATCTAAGAAAAAGTTAAAGAATACAACTAATAATATTATTATCGATAAATCAAAAAATAGTGCTTCTGGAGTTGGAACTGCTACTTTACAAGATGGATTGACTTATGGCAATTATCCTTTTGGAACACGAGTTCAAGATAATATTATTTCGTTAAATGTACCTGATGTAATTGATGTATACGGTATATTCCAATCAGGAACAACAGAAGATCCAGAAGCACCTAGTCTTGCTGTTGCTAATATGAATGGTCCTTCAGCGACCACAAATGACTTGATTCTTGGTGAAACATTCTCTGGAGGAACTTCAGGCGCTAAAGCAAGGTACATTAAAAGAAAAAACGATACTGATATTAGTTTTGTTTACTTAAATGATATAGTATTTGAAGTTGGAGAACCACTTTTATTTTCACAGTCAACTGTTTCGGGCAATTCTTCAAATATTGAACTTGGATCTCAAAATGTAACTAGAGATTATTATCTTGCTAGGGGTCAAAGATCATCATTTTATGACTTCTCAAGAATCATAAGAAAAGAAAATGTTCCTGAAGCTGCTTCTAAGTTGAGAGTTTATTTCTCAAATGCCTATTATGCTAGTTCTGATGTTGGAGACATTACCACTGTTGATTCTTATGGGTCTTTTGATTACTCTACTGAAATTTCATCCGTTGGAAACAGCAGAGTTACAGATATTATTGATGGAAGACCTAGAGTTTCCGACTACAATGTAACACCTGGATCAAGATCACCACTTGAATTCTTTGGTAGAAACTTTAATGGTGGTCAGCATAGTTCAAAAAATGTTATTGCATCGGATGAGTCTATTACTTTAGGTTATAACTATTATCTTGCTAGAGCAGATAGAATTTATGTTGATAAGAATGGTTCATTCTCAGTCAAGAATGGTGCTCCAGATGATATTCCTCAACTTCCTTTGTCTGTAACAGATGGAATGAATATTGGTAATGTATTCCTTCCTCCATATCTTTATAATACAGATGACGCAAAAGTAACATTTATTGACCATAAGAGATATCAAATGGTTGATATTTCAAAAATTGAACAAAGAGTTAAAAATCTTGAATATTATAGTTCATTGAATTTGCTTGAGCAATCAACTCTGAATACATTTGTCCCAGATATTAATGGACTTAATAGATTTAAGTCCGGTATTTTTGTAGATAACTTCAGTTCTACACTTCCACAAGATCTTAGTATTGGAATCAAAAACTCTATTGATACAAAGAGAAAGATTCTCAGACCTCCTCATTATTCTAATGCTGTAAATCTTCAAGTTGGAATTGGTAATACTTTATTAGGTGCTGGAGTACGAAGAACAGGAAATATTGTTACTCTTGATTATGCTAATAATATCTGGTTAGAACAACCATTTGCTACAAGACTTGAAAATGTTACTCCATTCTTGATTAACTTCTATCAAGGTAGTATTGATTTAGAACCATCTGTTGATGTTTGGATTGACACCAACACAATGCAGATACGTGATGTTCTTATGGAAGGATCTTTCCAAGGACTTGCTGATGTGATTGGTGCAGAAGTTGAAACTGCTGAAGATGGTTCAAGAATTGGTGTTGCTCCTATCGTTTGGGACTCTTGGGAAACTGTTGGTGCTCAACTTGATCTAAGCGCAACAAATAGAAATGAGTCACTCGCCCAATCTGCTCAAAGAAATGGGACTAGTGCTGGTGCAATCCTTGCAGGACAAGGAATTGGTGCTGGAAGAATTGATACTGGAAGAACTACAGTTCAAAGTACAGTTATTAATGGTTCTGTCACACTTGAACAAACAAGAACTGGTTCACAACAGTCTATTCAAGAGGTAATCAATACTGAAAGTCTTGGTGATAGAGTTGTAAACAGAGAGATCACTCACACAATGAGGTCTCGTAATATTAAGTTCACTGCTAAGGCAATGAAACCATTTACGCAAGTATATTCTTATTTTGATGGCGTATCAATCAGTAAGTTTACAGTTCCTAAACTCATAGAAGTTACAATGACTTCTGGTACTTTTACTGTAGGAGAAACTATTGAAGGTGCAATGCCCGGTAGTGTTACTACTCAACAAATAAGTAGTTCTTCTTTGCCTGAAATTGTCTTCAGAGCAGCAGCTGCAAATCATAAGTATGGAAGTATTACTGAACCTTCTGACATTTATGATAGTAATCCATATACCAGAGCAAATAGTTTGCCAACTGCGTACACTGGAGCATCTACTATCATAAATGTAGATACTGACACTCTTCAGTCGGAAGAGTTCTCACAGTTCTTTGGATACATTCAATCAGGAATGGTATTAAGAGGACGTACAAGTGGTGCAGAAGCGACTGTAACCTCTGTTAGACTTATCACAGACCGAGTTGGAACTTTGATTGGTTCTTACCGTGTTCCTGACCCATCTAGCGTCTCTAATCCAACCTTTGATACTGGAAGAACAGAGTTTAGACTGACAAGTAGTTCAATTAACAGTAGAGTCAAAGGATCACTTTCTACTAGTGCCCAAGAAATATTCTATTCTCAAGGAGACATTGATAATACTCAAGAAGTAACGCTTTCGTTGAGAAATGCTAGAGTTGCAACTAATGATGACATTCAACCCGAAACAAGACAACTAGTTGGTGAGTCTACAGAAGTTAATATTATACAAGATATTAACGTTGTTAGAATACCACCTCCACCTCCACCACCAGCACCACCACGTCCACCCAATCCACCACGTCGTGGAGATCCTCTTGCTCAAACATTCTTTGTTGATGATCTTACTGGCATATATCTTTCCAAGATTGATCTATTCTTCCAATCTAAGGCAACAGATTTCCCTGTAACTATTCAGATTCGTGAAACTAGACTTGGTACTCCAACCAATATTGTTCTCCCATTCTCTGAAGTAACTCTAGATCCAAAATTTGTTGAGATATCTGAAGATGGTTCTGTACCAACTACATTTACTTTTAACTCTCCAGTATATTTGAACAGTAACACAGAGTATGCGATTGTTGTTAAGGCAGATGTTACTGATTACAACGTATGGATTTCACGATTTGGTGAAGCAGATATTACAACTGCTTCTCAAGAAGCAGGACAGATTCTTGTCACTCAGCAACCTCTTCTGGGTTCTTTGTTTAAATCTCAGAATGCTTCAGTATGGACACCAAGTCAATACGAAGACCTCAAGTTTGTCATGTATCGCTGCCAGTTCGTATCTCAAGGCGTTGTTCAGTTCTTTAATCCAGAACTTCCTCAGCAACTTGAAAAAATCACTAGGAATGGAATTTCGGTTACTCCTAGAACAATTAGCGTTGGAATCGGAACAACTGTTAATAATACAGGGGTTGTTGCCGGAAGAGAACTATCTATTGGAGATATAATCACTCAAACTTCATCAAACTTTAGGGGAGTATTGGTTGGTCTTGCTGGTTCATCAACTGGAAATCTTGGACTTTCCAATCCAGGAATAGGTTATACACCTGCAGCATCACAGTTTACCCACACTGGAGTTGCTTTAACAGCATTTACTGGTCAAGGTGTAAACGCAACTGCTAACATTACTATCAATAATGGAGTTGCTATTGCTGCAACTATCAATGTAGGCGGTAGTGGATACAATGTTGGCGATGTGTTGTCACCATTAACTACCGGTAGTGATGCGTTCTTACCAGGTAAAGACATGAAGTTGTCTGTTACTGAATTGCTTGGATTTAATGAATTTGAACTGAGCAAAGTACAGGGAGAAGTTAAGTTTACTGCAAATAACTACTTACAATACACTACATCTGCAGGAATCACTTCAGATGTGAATGTAGGTGTAGGTGGAAGTTTGGTTCCTGACGCACCAGTTACTGTTAGAAACGATGGACTTCATTTGAAAGTATTCCAAAGAAATCATGGAATGTATTCAAACACAAATAGAGTTCTTCTCAAGGAAGTTGGTTCTGATATTGCTCCAACAGCACTTTCTGCTCAATATACTAAAGCAGATACAGGTGCCATTTCTGTTGGATCTACGGTCAACTTAGCCGTTTTTGAAGGTCTTCCTGTTAGTGTTAACAATCCTGGATATGTAAAGATTGGTAGTGAGATTATTTCGTATACTGGAACTTCTGGCAACTCTTTGGTAGGAATCTCAAGTAGATCAGTTGATAATACTATTGCTGCTACTCATAATATAAATGAACTAGTTTATAGATATGAATTTGGTGGAGTTTCTTTGAGAAGAATCAATAAAGAGCATCAATTTGCAGATACAACTGCCAGTGATGCTATTGGACTTGATCACTATACTATCAAGATTAATATGGCCGTTGATGGAACTGATAGAAGTTCTACTTCTCCCACTTTAGGTTCTCGTTATTTTGTTACCAGCAAAACTGGCGGTGGAACTAAGGTTAAAGGAACTTACAATCTTCCATATTCAATCGTTATCCCCAAACTAAGAACGATTTCGCCTAATGGAACTTCTATTAGTTCTCAAATGAGAACTGTTAGTGAAACATCTGTTAGTGGAACTGAAATCTCCTTCTTGGATAAGGGATATCAGGAAGTTTCTCTTAATGAAAAGAACTACTTCGATAATCAAAGAATGGTTGTTTCTTCAACCAATGAGAGAAGTTATCTCAACGGTCTCCCATATAATAAGTCAATGACTTTGAATGCTAATATGTTGACTGTTGATAATAGATTATCTCCTGCTATTGATCTTGATCATGCTGCTGTTGTATTTGTTTCTAATAGGGCAAATCAACCTATCACAAACTATGCTACAGATAGCAAAGCAAAGGGAATCTTAGGCGACCCAACTAGTTTGATGTATGTGACTAGAAATATTATTTTGGAAAATCCAGCATCGTCCTTGAGAATATTCATTGATGGATATGTTTCAACATTTAACGATATCCGAATGTTCTATGCTTTGGATCAAGATCTTCCTGCTACAGAATGTATATTTACTCCTTTCCCCGGTATCGGCAATCAGAGTGAATTTGGAACTGTCATTCAACCATTCAATGCTGATGGTAGACCAGATGTATATGTCCCACCATCGGACGTTTACAGTCAGTATCCATCATTGAACTACTTTAAAGAATATAGGTTCACCATTGATAACTTAACTCCTTTTAATATGTTTAGGATTAAAGTAGTAGGAACATCTACTAATCAGGCAATTGTTCCTCAGTTTAGAAATCTTAGATGTGTCGCGGTAGTTTGATATGGCATTAGTACCAATTGAAGGAAAGGATGGATTTTTTAGAGATAACACTACTGGTGCTATCGTGAATCGAAACAAAACTGATTATGAAAACTATATAAATGCAAGAAATAGACTCTCTTCTGAAAAGGAGAGAGTTGATAATCTTGAACAAAAAGTGGACAATCTACAAAATGATCTTAGTGATATCAAAACTCTCCTCCAAGTAATAGCAAATGGCAAATAATACAATTACATTTGATCCTTCAGTAAGAACTCCTTATGGAGTTAATCTTACAATGTATACTGGTGTTGACTTTGAAGAGACATTTAAGATTTTGAATAATGATAGGTCAAACTACAATTTGACTAGTCATACAATGTATTCTCAAATGACTAAAACCGTTTCAATCGGTTCATCTGGTGTCCCAACTGCTAGTTTTACTGAAACTATAACAGATGCAACTAAAGGTGAGTTTAAGATAACACTTTCCAAAGAAACCACTATTCCCATTAAAAGTGGTAGATATGAATATGACATTATAATGGGGGTTGGAAGTAGTCTTTATAGTCTTGCAAGAGGTAATATTAGTGTTTTTACAGGAATATCTACTAATACCTAACTAAATAATAAAAAAAGAACTGTCTTATAATAATGGCAAAACCGTCTACTAGGCAAGAATTAATTGATTATTGTTTAAGGCAACTGGGTGCTCCAGTTGTTGAGATCAATGTTGCTGAGGAACAACTGCAAGATTTAGTTGATGATGCTGTTCAGTTTTTTCAAGAAAGACATTTCGATGGTGTAAGTCAGACATATTTAAAGTATCAAGTAACTGATGAGGATGTTAATAGAGGAAAGGCCAGACCTCCAGGAGCACCTTCTGGTGATGGTGGAACATCAGGAATAACTAATATTGCAGCAACTGCAGATATTGCTGGAACTAATACTACATTTACATATTATGAAAATAGTAACTATATAGCGATTCCTCCATCGATTATTGGGATTAACAAAGTATTTCAATACAGTGATGGATTGTCCTCTGGTATGTTTAACATTAAATATCAGTTGATGTTAAGTGATATGGCAGGTCTTCAAGGATCGGGTGCAACTGGATATGATCTTACCTCATATTCAATGACTATGGATTATCTGGAAACAATAAACTTTCTACTTAATACGCATAAGCAAATTAGATTCAATCAAAGACAAGATAGAATGTATCTTGATGTAGATTGGGAGCAATTAAAGGCAGGAGAGTTTTTAGTTCTAGATTGTTGGTCAGTATTGGATGGTAATGACTATTCAAGAGTATGGAATGATTCGTTTATTAAACCATATCTAACATCTCTTATCAAAAGACAATGGGGTCAAAATCTGATGAAGTTCCAGGGTGTAAAACTCCCCGGAGGCATTGAGTTCAATGGTAGACAAATATTTGATGATGGACAAAGAGAAATCGATGAAATAAAGCAAAAAATGTTAAGCACTTATGAACTTCCACCTCTAGATATGATCGGTTGATGCTATGCTTAATCCATTTTTTCAAAACGGAACTAAAGGAGAACAGGGATTAATCCAAAGTCTCGTCAATGAACAGTTAAAAATGTATGGTATTGAGGTGTATTATATGCCTCGTAAATACCTTACAAAGTTTACTGTAATCAAAGAAGTCATACAATCTGAGTTTGATAATGCATATCCTATTGAGGCATATGTAGATAACTATGATGGTTATGGTGGAGAAGGAACCATACTATCACGGTTTGGTATTCAAGAAAAAGATGATCTAACTCTAGTTGTGTCTAGAGAGAGATTTGAGGAGTACATTACTCCGTTGATTAAGAATCTTCCCAATATTGAACTAGCAACTAGACCAAAAGAAGGGGATTTGATTTATTTTCCACTGGGAGAGAGATTATTTGAAATCAAATATGTAGAACACGAACAACCTTTCTATCAACTACAAAAGAACTATGTTTACACATTAAGATGTGAACTCTTTAGATATGAAGATGAAGTCATTGATACTGGAATCGATGATATTGATGAAGAAATTGAACAGATTGGACATATCAAGACTCTTAGACTTATTGCTGTGGGAGTCAGCACACAAGCAACTGCAACTTCAAGTTTGTGTATAACTGGTTCTGTTGGATCTGTTGTAGTTACAAACATGGGCAGGGGATATACAGAACCACCCAGAGTTGCTTTCTCTTCTGCACCAGGAGGAACAACAGCAGTTGGTGTAGCGTCACTTACTTATGAGTATGTTGGGTGCGATGGAACATCAGGAAAAATAGTTTCAGTAAATCTAACAAATGCTGGATGTGGATATACTGTAGCACCTATTATTACATTCCACGGAGGAGGTCTTTCTGGTGCTGGAGCTGCTGCTACTAGTATTCTTGTTCCAACAGGTTCTGTACAAACAGTATCAATATCAAATAGCGGAGGAGGATATATTACAGCACCAACTGTTGGAATATCAACTCCAAAACATGTTGGTGCCGCAGCAACTGCTATTCTTGATACTGCATCAGAAGTGGGAGCAGGAGTTAGTGTATTAAAGGCACCTATTAGTATTGGTGCATCTGCATATCTGTTCCCATATGGAACTACGGGAGGTGTTTATTATAAACAGGCACCTACGGTGACTTTTGGTGCTCCAACAGGAGGCGGCAATGCTGGACTTGCTTCTGCTATTATGGATCCAATCGCATTAGCAGGTGGTACGGTTAAAAAAGTTGCTATAACCACAGAAGGCAAGTTCTACACAAGCGCACCGGAGATTGTTATTGCTCATCCAGGTACAAGTCCAGCAGTTGCTACCATTGATAATGGTGGAGGAATTGATGGATCTAGTATTGATGAAACTTCTGTTGCATTCACTACAACAGGTCGAGCATATTCAACAGCACCAACAGTTTCAATTGGACTTGGAACAGGAACTGCAACCCCGTCTCAAGTAGCAGTTGGTATTGCTACTATTCATCCAATCTTAGGGATTGTTACGGCAGTTGGGTTCAATACAGAGACTAAATTATGGTGTGTCGGAACTGGAGCAACTATTGGGGCAGGATATACAGTACAACCAACGATTAGTTTTTCAAATCCTCAACCGATTAGGGCAACAGCAACTGCTACTGTTTCTATTGCTGGCACTATTAGTGCTATATCTATTGGTAATAGTGGATTTGGATATGTTTCTACTCCAGATGTGGCAGTTGCTGGTCCTGGTGGTATAGGAACTCAATTTATTGCTACAGGTATTTCTACAATAAGATTTGATTCTATTATAACTTCTGGAACAATAGGTATAGGTTCAACAGTTATTACAGGAATCAATACCACTAATATGGTAGTTGGAGACCGTGTAAGATTACAGACTGGATATGATAGTCCATATGAAAGAGTTTATATCATACCAAAAGATACTTTTGTGACGAGTATTGGATCTTCAATTCTTGTTATGAATAACACCACTGTTGGTCTTACTACAACAACTCAAAATATCGAAGTAGGCATACAAAATTGTGGAATAGTAACAGGCATAACTGTAACATTTGGTGGAGGTGGATATACTTCTCCTCCTGTTGTTACAATTTCAAATGATACTTCAGAGAAAAACTATTATACAGAAGTGAATGGGGTAGTAAGGGCAACAGGTATTGCCACAATCAGTTCTGCAGGATTTGTTACTTCCATCTATATCTCAAATGGTGGAGCAAAATATGTTATTGCACCAGATGTTACATTATCAAAACCAGTTGCTGGAACAGTTACATCAAGTGGATCATTTGTATACAATGAAATCGTTACAGGTGGAACTAGTGGCACTACAGCCAGAGTTAAGGAGTATGATGCAGTTGCCAATACTCTTGAGATTTCAATAGTCAGTGGTGACTTCAAGGCAGGAGAAACGATCACTGGTTCAGAGTCTTCTGCGGTTGGTGTTATTAGAACGGTAGGTATTTACGACGAGGTTACTCCATTCGCAGATAATGATAATATTCAAAGAGAAGCAAGTCTGGTTATTGATTTTAGTGAGACTAATCCTTTTGGAATGCCTTAGGTATGAAACTGTTAAATAGAAGTATATTCTTTAAAGATCATGTTTGAGTATTTCTATAACGAAATTCTAAGATCTACAATCATTTCATTTGGTTCTCTGTTTAATGGTATCGAGATTAAACATAAAGACGGAAATGATGAGACTTGGAGTGTCGTCAAAGTTCCTCTTGCTTATGGACCTACACAAAAGTTCCTAGCAAGATTAGAACAAACTCCAGATTTAAATACTCCTGTCCAAATGACATTGCCTAGAATGTCATTTGAGTTTATTGATTTGACTTATGATCCTGAAAGAAAAGTATCAAAATCTCAAACGTTTGTTATAACTGGCGATGATGGAGAACAAACTAAAAAAGCATATATGCCAGTACCATACAACATGGTTTTTGAATTGTCGGTAATGACAAAACTAAATGATGATATGTTGCAGATAACTGAACAGATTTTACCTTATTTCACTCCCGCATACACTATACCAGTTAAACTTCTTAGCGGATTAACAGAAGTAGTCAATACTCCAGTTGTGCTCGATAATGTAACAATGGAAGATGATTATGAAGGCAACTTTGATACAAGAAGAGCATTAGTTTATACTTTTAGATTTACAGCAAAAACCTATCTTTACGGACCACTTACAGATATTAGTTCTTCGATTGTTGAAAAAGTTTCTGTTGGATATATTGCAGGAACAAGAACAAAAGGAACAACTCAATACGAAAGAGATGTCACTTACACTGTAGAACCAAGAGCACTGAAAGATTATAACGGAAGTGAAGTTGCTCAGTTGACAGCAAACGTTGATTTTGAAGATACTGTGATTGAAGTTTCAGATGGTACTAAGTTTACCAAGAAGACATATATCTACATGGGTGAAGAGCAAATGTACGTTGATAATATAGTTGATAATAGGTTAACAGTTAGAAGAGCACAGGATAAGACTCCGATTCAACAGCATGTTTTAGGTTCTGCTATCTACAATATCACTAAAGCAGATGCTTCATTCATTGAAGTTGGAGACAACTTTGGATTTGATGGGGGATTTAGTTAATTAATATTATGACTATTAAATATGACGGTTTGGATGATGCTTTTGATGTTGAATCAACTGATATTCAAATAGATAAGACAAAGGTTGATAATAAGATTGAAAAACTTAAATCATCAACTGAAGACATCAAAAAAGATTATGAATATACTAGGGGTAATCTTTATTCAATAATAGAAAAAGGACAAGAAGCAATCAATGGTATTCTTGAACTTGCTCAAGAAAGTGAGATGCCAAGAGCATATGAAGTAGCAGGTCAACTTATTAAAAACGTTTCCGATGCTACTGATAAATTAATGGATCTTCAGAAGAAACTGAAAGATGTTAGTGAGGAAAAAGATCAAAAAGGTCCTACCACAGTCAATAATGCTCTATTTGTTGGTTCTACAGCAGATCTTCAAAAAATGTTAAAGCAAGCAAGTCAGACAGATAAATAGTATTTCGGGGAGAGAAATCCCAAAGTATTGCACTAATAGAATGTCTAACGAAGATCTGCCATCAATAAATGATATAGTAGAGGAAAACAACTTACCCTCCTATAAAGATTTTATAGAGGAAAAGGAACTTCCATCAGTAGAAGATTATATCTCAGAATCGCCAAAAGAAGAAGTTTTAGTTGAAGAAATAGAGAATATTAATCCCGTTCTGGCAGAGACTGCACCAGAATGGTCAGAATTGGTGCGTCTTGTTAATGATTTAAGAAAAGAGATACCAGAAATACCAGAGATAAAATATTATGATGAAGAATTAAGTGATTTAAGTAGTAAACTAACTCATATTGAAGAATATTTTACACAGTTTGATCAAAAAAGTAATAAAATTGATGACTTAGATGTAAGAAATGAACATTTTGAGGAAAAATTAACTGAAATTGAATCAAAAATACCTGAAATACCAACAATAAGGTATTATGATCATGATATTGAACACATTAATGATAGAATAACACAATTAAAGGAAGATATAACATCTTTACCTGAGATTAAACACTATGATAGTGATATATCATCTCTTATAGAGGAACTTAATAAGGTAAAATCTAGAGATGTACCTGATTTTAGGTGGATTGGAAATACTTTTAATACTATTGATGAAGATTTTACCAGAGTTCAAGGACATCTCGATGTAATCAAAGAGAAGATATCTTTTGAGGTATCAGAACTTAATGAGACTATCCAAGTAAAGGATTTTGAACAAAATATAAATGTCAAAAACCTTAAAGATACTGTCAATGATAAGATTGATCAGACTAATACTCGATTAACTGAAACTAAAGATAAAATATATTCCGAACTAAGTAAGTCATCATTAAAAGTTTGGGAATATCACAGAGAATTTAAAGATGATGATAGAAAACTAAAGAAAGCAGTTCTGAGTGAGCAGAATAAAATAAAACAGAAGTTAGAAAAAGAAATTACTTCTATCAATGAGCAGAGCATTAAGACAGATGAAACACTTTTAAAGTTTTTTAATGAACTTAAAGAGCAAGTAAATTTACTTCCAGAAGTTAAATATTATGATAATGAAATATCTACTATTGTAAAGGACATTGATTCTTTAAAAACAACTGTCCGAGAACTTAAGGATATTGCTTCATTAATCAAAAAAGATCAGAAGCAGTTACAAGAAAATTATCTTCTCAATGAACCTCCTAGCGAAAAAGAAACTGCAGGAAATCAAACTGACGTATTAACGCCACTTAACCAAAAGTTTGCGACTCTTGATGATCTATCAAATCATTACAGACTTTTTATTAATAGGATTACCACTCAACTCTCAACAATGGGTGGTGGTGGAGCAGGTTATATCAAAGATCTTGATGATGTTGATTTTTCTGGAATAACTACTGGATCACTATTAATATATGAAGCATCAACTAGTAAGTGGGTTGGAATTGCTAGTACTGCTTTAGGTGGTGGTGGAGATGCTGATTCCGCATCAAAACTTGTACTTGATGTTAGAAATAACAATATTGGTTATGCCTTAACTATTGGAACACCCGTTTATCAAACAGCATACAACAGTGGACTTGATAGATTAGGTGTTGAAGAATCAAGAGCATCTAACTCAGTAACAATGCCCGCAAAGGGTGTTGTAAGTACAGATCTTGCTAACAACACTAGTGGTCAAATTATTGTTTATGGAGAATTAGAAGGTGTCAATACTTCTGCGTTTGAAGTTGCTGATGAATTATATGTTGCTCCTGGTGGAGGACTTACGAATGTAAGACCTACTGACCCAACACATCTTGTTCAAAAGATTGCTGTTGTTCTTAAGAAGTCAACTGCAAATGGTGCCATTCTTGTATATGGTGCGGGTAGAACCAATGATGTACCTAACAATATCAGTATTGCTGGTTCTGTAACTGCTGTTGATGGATTCTTCAGTGGCAATCTGAGTGTTGGTGGTACAATCACCAAAGAAGACATTAAAAACTTAGATTCCATCGGCATTATAACCGCAAGAAGTGGAATCACTGTTACATCAAACGGATTAAACGTTTCTGGTGTTTCTACGATTAGCACAGGAGTTGGAACGGTTCATATTGGTGTTGGTCAAACAACACTACTTGTAGATGGAGATGCCAGAGTAACAGGTATCCTCACTGTTGGACGAGGATCAATTACACTTGACCCAACCAAAAAGTCACTTACTGGAATTGATGATATTGTTGTTGGTTCTGGTGCGTCAATATCATTAGCACCTTTCTTTGGAAGTAGCGGAAAGTTTGTTATTGATTATTCTACAATAAACTTAAAAGGGTATGGTTCCGATCTTGATGGAGCATACAATAGACAATCTACTTCATTTGTTCTGACAGGTGCTCCATCTTACTCTGGTAGTGCCACTTTCTCCAATATTAGTGGTTACTATTATTTCCTACATGAAAGTGATAACTCAAAAATTATCATCTATAATTTAGTTGATGGATATTGGTCAGCAATTTATAGTAATGGTTCTAATTTTTCCTCACCAAGTAATGGACAAAGTTTAGGTTCAATTACACAATCAAGGTTTATTAATCCAATTAGAGCATCCTTTGATGGAACTGGTAGAGTATATCCAGCTGCTGTTGCTGGCATTGAATATGAAACCACTATTACTGGTCGTTCATCATTAATCGGTATCGCGACCGCAACTTCATTAGATGTAGAAGGAAATACTAAAGTAACTGGTATCATTACTGCTGCTTCATTCTTTGGTGATGGTAGTGGGTTGAGTAATATAATCTCTGGTGTTGGGATTCAATCTACTTCAACACGTATTGGCACTGGATATACAGACATCAACTTTACTGGTGCGGGTGTAACGGTTGTTGGTTCTGGAACAACTATAACTATTGATGTTCCAATTGCATCAATCACTAGACAGGTAGAAACATCTTCTGGAATAACAACCGTCTTTACAATTACCGGTGGATATACAGTTGGAATGATTGATGTGTTTCTTAACGGAACCAAGCAGGTAGGTGGAGTCGATTTCACAGCCACTAATGGGTCTGTTGTGACTATGACACCCTTTATTAATGATGGAGATGTTGTTGAATTTCAAAAGATTGATCAAATAAGAATTGCTGGAATTACATCAACAACTAATGCTACTAATGCATATAATATAGTTGGTGGAGTAGGTTATGCATCATCAGCAGGAATAGCAACGGCATTAAACTCAGATTCATCTGTCAATACAAGTGGCATTATAACTGCTGCTAGTTTTGTTGGTGATGGAAGTGGACTAACTGGCGTAGCTTCTACTGATAATATAACAACATCTGGTATAGTTACAGTTACTTCAACAGATGCAGGAAGTTCTGCTGGACCTATAATTGAATTATACAGAAATAGTGCATCTCCTGATAATGGAGATTATCTTGGACAGATAAAATTTCAGGGAGAAAATGATTCTGGTGGAAAAATAAATTATGCAAAGATTACCGGCAAAATATCAGACGTAGATAATACTTCTGAAGATGGTATTATTGAGATTGCTCATATTAAAGCTGGATCTCAAAACATTAGTGCAAGATTCAAGAGCACTGAGTTGATGCTCCTTAACGGCACCGATCTTAGTGTTGCTGGGGATTCTACTTTTACTGGTGATGTAACTGCGAACGGAAATATAGTTGGAGATAACTCTACCAATATATCTGGCATCAACTCAGTTACAGCAACCACATTCTATGGTGATGGATCAAATCTCACTAACGCTGGTGCCTCAGCCGCAAAATCAGCTGCCATTGCATCGTTCTTAGGTAGATAAATAAAAACATAGAAAAGAAATAGACATGGCTGCCCCAAATATTATTAATGCAACTAGTATTTACGGTAAGACCGTTGGTGCTGCGTTAGATACCACTCTAACAACGTCTTTGTTAGCAAATTCTTCTTCAAGTAATAAGTTACTAAAGATTAATTCAATTATTGTAGGAAATAAAGATGGAACTGATTCTGCGGATGTAACTATTTCATTTTATAATGGATCAACAGATTTTTATCTTGCTTCTACTGTTGCTGTTCCTGCTGATGCAACATTAATTGTTCTTGGAAAAGATGCTCCTATTTTTCTTGAGGAAAATCAATCTATTAGGGGTGGTGCTAGTGCAAATAGTGATTTAGATGTCATTATTTCTTATGAAGAATTAGATGATGCTTGATAGGAGACTCTAATGGGAAGATTTATTGGGGGGAAAATAGGAGCATCTATTGTTTTCAGTCCTGGAGAGTATGCTGCATCGGGAGTTTATGATGCTAACGATCAATATCGTGCTAATAGATTAGGTGGTTGGTCACCTGGTGCGATACCAGTTGCTGCGACTGGAGGTACAACGAATACTCCAGGAAATGGATATAAGTATCATACATTTACTGGGTCAGGAACATTTACAGTTACAAGTGGTGATGGACTTGTAGATGTTCTATTAGTTGCTGGAGGAGGCGGATCTGCTCCTAGTTACAACTCTGGAGCAGGTGGTGGAGGTGTTGTTCATCACGCAGCATTTCCTGTCGCGGCACAAGCATATACAGTAACTATTGGTGGAGGCGGTTCAGGTCCTAACGGTAATGGAACAGATTCCACATTTGGAGGAATGACTGCTGATGGTGGCGGAGGAGCAACCAACTATAGTGGTCCAGCAGCCAAATCAGGTGGATCTGGTGGTGGCTCAGAAGGAACAGAAACTAATCCTGGAGGAGCAGCAACACAACCAGGATTAAATTCACCATTTACACCTAGTCCGAGTTTTAATCAATATGGAAATGCTGGAGGAACTGGAACAACTGCTGGCGCATATTCTGCTGCTGGCGGTGGTGGTGCTGGTGGAGCAGCTAATCCTGCTGGTCCTGGTCCTGGTTCTGGCAGTGCGGGTGGTCCTGGTCAACCATTTTCTGGATTTGAATATCCAATTGTTGGATTATCTCCAGTAGCACCAGAAGCTAATTCCTCCTCAAATAATCACTATGGAGCAGGTGGTGGTGGATGGGGATATATAGCCCAAAATGGTAGTGTTAGACCTATTGGTGGAGGAGGAAGAGGTGGTAGTGGAGCTCCTGGACCATCTCAAATGGGAATAGATAGTTTAGGTGGTGGTGCAGGAAATAACTATTATGTCGCAAGTCCAAATAAAGGTGGCGATGGCGTATGCATTATAAGATATACCGTTTAAAGATTTGATAGTTAATAAATACTAAGAGACCTTTTTATTGTGACAATGGTAAAAGAAGATATTGAACTTACTGATGCATACGGTGAACCTTTTGCAGTGGTACAAGACATTATCAAACCAAAACCAATGAAATCAACTGCACCTAACATTGAAACATACGATACTTATGATATCGAAGCAATGACTGAAGAGGATAAGAAAGGTAAAAGTAGTGGTAAGAAAGATGCCTGCTATCATAAAGTAAAAGCAAGTGCTTCTGTATGGCCTTCAGCATATGCCTCTGGAAGACTCGTACAGTGTCGTAAAAAGGGTGCTAAGAACTATGGCAATAGCACTAAGAAAGAAGAGTTTGAGAACCTTCCAGAACTCTCACAGATGCAAGTCAATGCAATGAGAAATGCTGGTATTGAGGTTGAAGTTCTTGGTGAGAAATGTTGGGTTGGATACGCTCAAAAAGGAATGAAGAAAAAAGGTAAAAAGACTGTACCTAATTGTGTTCCTGTCGGGGAAGAAGTAGAAGAAGTTACAGAAGCAGTGAGAGTTCCTGCTCAAAATGGAAATGTATATCTTGTATCATTTACCTGGAAAGGTAAGTATATGATGATGAAGTTATTCTTCCCTGAAATTAAAAAACCATCTAGAAAAGAAGTTCAGTCTGCGCTTGATAAAGTATATCCTGGTTCAATGATTTCTAGATTTGATCTATCTGCTCTTGATAATAAGGAACTATACATCAACGTAGCATGTGTAGAAGAAACTGAAGTTGCTGAGTAACTTATGAGTAATGATGTTTATTTGGGCAATCCCCTTCTTAAGAAGGCAAATTCCCCTATTGAGTTTTCGCAAGAAAATATTGAAGAATATATTAAATGCAAAAATGACCCAGTTTACTTTGCACAACATTATGTAAAAATTGTAACTCTTGATCATGGTCTCCAACCATTCAAGACTTATGATTTTCAAGAGAAGTTAATTAATAACTTTCATAATAATAGATTCAATATTTGTAAGATGCCTAGGCAGACTGGTAAGTCTACCACTTGTGTGTCTTACTTATTGCATTATGCATTGTTTAATGATAGTGTAAACATTGGTATTCTCGCAAACAAAGCAACTACTGCTAGAGAACTTCTTGCTAGATTGGCAACTGCTTATGAGAACTTGCCGAAGTGGATGCAACAAGGTATTCTTGTATGGAATAAAGGTAACATTGAACTAGAAAATGGATCAAAGATTCTGGCTGCTTCTACATCTGCAAGTGCTGTCCGAGGCATGTCGTTCAATATCCTCTTCCTCGATGAGTTCGCTTTCGTTCCAAACCATATCGCAGATGCCTTCTTTGCCTCTGTTTATCCTACTATTACTTCCGGTCAAAGCACGAAAGTAATCATTGTATCTACGCCTCACGGCATGAACCACTTCTACAGGATGTGGCATGATGCAGAGAAAGGTGCTAATGAATATATTCCAACAGATGTTCATTGGTCTGAGGTTCCTGGTAGAGATGCTGTTTGGAAAGAGCAGACTATTGCTAACACATCAGAACAACAGTTTAAGATTGAGTTTGAATGTGAGTTTTTAGGTTCTGTTGATACTTTGATTGCTCCTAGCAAACTCAAAAGCTTAGTATACGATAGTCCTATCCAAAGAAATGCTGGTCTAGACATTTATGAAGGACCTAGAGAAGATAGAGATTATATTTGCACAGTTGACGTTGCAAGAGGAGTTGGAGGAGATTACTCTGCATTTGTAGTCATAGACATAAGTCAGTTCCCTCATAAACTGGTAGCAAAGTATAGAGATAACACAATCAAACCAATGTTATTTCCAAGTGTTATCTACCAAGTATGTAAGAACTACAATAATGCATATGTCTTATGCGAAGTAAATGATGTTGGAGATCAGGTAGCAAGTATTCTTCAGTACGATTTGGAATATCAAAATCTTTTGATGTCTTCAATGAGAGGTAGGGCAGGTCAAGTTGTTGGTCAAGGATTTTCTGGTTCTAAAACACAGTTAGGTGTTAAGATGTCCAAGACAGTCAAAAAAGTTGGGTCTCTTAACCTTAAGACGATGATTGAAGAAGATAAATTTATCTTCAATGATTATGAAGTCATTTCAGAATTAACTACCTTTATTCAGAAACATGGTTCTTTTGAGGCAGAAGAAGGTTGTAATGATGATCTTGCTATGTGTTTGGTCATCTATGCTTGGTTAGTAGCACAAGATTATTTTAAAGAGTTAACTGATCAAGATGTTAGAAAAAGAATTTACGAAGAACAGAAAGATCAAATTGAGCAAGACATGGCACCCTTTGGTTTTATTGTCGATGGACTAGATGATTCTACTTTTGTGGATGATGATGGAGATAGATGGACTGTCGAACCAAACGGAGAAAGATATCTTCAAAGATTAGGTAATACTCCAGATACATGGAACACTGATGAGTATGGCGATATGTCTCATATGTGGGAATATAGATAATGGATCTAGACAAGCAGATTAAACTTGGTCACTTACTTCTAGATGATAGAAAGTGTAGAACCTGTGGAAGGACAAAAAATTTAATCGATGGATTTTACAGAACAAGAAAAGATAAAGGTCCAGTCTCATCATCATTCTCTTATGAATGCAAAGACTGTACAATCAAAAGAATTATTGACAGCAGAAAAAATATACACCCTTCTATCGGGGAATCCTATCCAGATTGGTAGTTCACGTCACATTTCCCCTCTCAAAACTCATATTTTCATAAATATTTTTAGTTAATTCGAGACATTTAGGAGAAAAACATGGCGACTCCTCAATTATCTCCAGGCGTAATAGTCAGAGAAGTTGATCTAACAGTAGGGAGAGCTGAAAACGTTCTTGATAATATTGGCGCTATTGCTGGTCCATTTAAATTGGGTCCTATCGATGAACCATATGATATTTCTACTCAACAAGAACTGATCAACGTTTTTGGTACTCCTATGAGTACTGATAGACAATACGAATACTGGATGACCGCTTCGGAATACCTCTCCTATGGTGGGGTTCTTAAGGTTGTAAGAACAGATGGTTCAACACTGAACAATGCTAACGCAGGTGTTGGTGCTGCAAGTACGACCGCATCGAAGATTAAAAACTACGATGACTATGAGGAGAATTTTTCTTCTGCTACAAACTTCACGTATGCTGCTAGAAATCCTGGTACATGGGCAAATAGTCTGAAGGTTTGCACGATTGATAACTTTGCAGATCAGACTTTAGGAATTACGACTACTGATCCTTCTGCTCTTGGAGTTGCTGTTGGTTACGGTATTACATCCTCCCTTTCTAGCGTTCCCATTCCTGGTGCTGGTACAACCTCAACCTTTAATGGATATCTGAAAGGAATCATTACAGGTGTCAGCACGGATGCAACGAACAGCAAGAGTTCGATTGACGTTAGAATCGTATCAAGAGTTTCAACTGCTGGAACTGTTTATCCTATTACATATCAGGAAAACAATCCTTCTCAAGCATTTGAAGCAGCAGATACTCTTTCGTTTGTTACCAATGCTGGAGTGACCTCAACAACGACAATCGCTGCACTCAATGCGAATGACTGGTATGATTCACAAACTTTGAATCTATCCAACTCAACAATTTTCTGGAAGTCGATTGCTCCAAGACCAGTAACTAGCAACTATGTCTCCACAAGAGGTGGAAAGAATGATTCTATGCACGTTGCTGTCGTAGATGATACAGGTGCAGTAACTGGCATCTCAGGCAACCTATTAGAATCTTGGTCTAATTTGTCTAAGGCATCAGATTCCGAAGCAGATGGCGATGCACCAACCAAAACATATTATAAGAGTTATCTTGCTAATAACTCTAACTGGATTTTTGCAGGATATAATCCTTCATCCGCAAATGATTCTTATCAAGGTACAACTCCTGTTGCTACTGGATTCTCAACTGCCTACACTGCAGTTAGTAGAGGAGACGGTCTATGGGGTCAGGAAGCAAGTGGTGTAACCTATAGTGCTATTGGAAACAAGACATATACCTTAGGTGGTGGTGTTGACTATTCTGCTAACGGCGGTATGGGTGCAACTCTTGGATCCCTATCTACTTCATATGAACTGTTCGCAAACAGAGATGAGATTGCTGTTGATTATTTGATGATGGGTCCTGGACTTGGTTCAGAAATTGAATCACAAGCAAAGGCAAACAAACTCATTTCTATTGCTGAACTAAGAAAGGATTGCATGGCAACCATTTCTCCTCACAGAGAAAATGTTGTTAACGTAACAACTTCAACTGCACAAGTCAACAATCTTCTGAAGTTCTATTCGCCTGTAACATCATCCTCTTACGCTGTATTGGATAGTGGTTACAAGTATGTTTATGATAGATTCAATAATGAGTTCCGTTATGTCCCAATGAATGGTGATATTGCTGGATTGATGGTAAGAACATCTATTGAGGCATTCCCTTGGTTCTCGCCAGCTGGTCAGCAAAGAGGCAACATTAATAATACTATTAAACTTGCTCTCAATCCAAACAAAGCACAGCGTGATATCCTATACGGATCTAGAATCAACTCTGTAATCAATCAAAGTGGACAGGGCGTAATCCTGTTTGGTGATAAGACTGCTCTTGGTTATTCTTCTGCATTCGATAGAATCAATGTTCGTCGTCTGTTCCTCACAGTTGAGCAAGCACTTGAAGAAGCAGCAAATGATCAACTCTTTGAAATCAATGATGATGAGACGAGGGCAAACTTCGTTAACATTGTTGAACCTTACCTGAGAGATGTTCAGGCACAAAGAGGTATTCAAGAGTTCTCAATCGTCTGTGACGAAACAAACAACACCCCTGCTATCATTGATAACAATGAGTTTAGAGCAGATATCTTCATCGCTCCTACACGTTCCATCAACTACGTCACACTGACATTTGTTGCTACCAGAACTGGAGTAAGTTTTGAAGAAGTCGTTGGTTCAGTTTGATTTAACATCGTAATAATAGTATAAGAGGACAAAACCATGGCACAAACAAAAACCTTATCACAGTTTAAGAACAGATTAGCGGGCGGTGGGGCCCGCCCCAATCTCTTTGAAGTTTCTATTCCTGCATTCCCTGCTGCTATCAGCAGAAGAGTTTGGAGAAACGGAGGCAACAACGAGAGTGGTCAGTTTAGATTTTTATGTAAGACTGCACAACTTCCAGCATCAACTATTGCTGAAGTACCCGTTCCTTTCAGAGGTCGTATTTTAAAAGTTGCTGGAGACAGAACTTTTGATACATGGTCTGTTACCATCATCAATGATGAAGACTTCCAACTGAGAACTGCTTTTGAAATTTGGATGAATACCCTTAGCAAGTTAAACGATGCTACTGGTGTCACCAATCCTTCTTCATATATGACTGATGCTTATGTTCAGCAACTTGGCAGAGGTAGAGAGGTAAACGCAACCAGAAACAGCAGAGGTGGATCAAGTTCGGAACTTAGAAATTACAAGTTCTATGATATCTTCCCAACCGAAGTATCTGCTATTGACCTGAGTTATGATAGCAGTGATACCATTGAGGAGTTCCAAGTAACCTTCCAGGTTCAGTACTTCACTATTGGTAATTCTCTCCAGAGAAATAGAGGCGCTAGAGGACAGACTCTGGTTCAGTGATAAATAACTAGAACGGTCGTTTCTATTCTAATAATGTCGAGATTATTTGGTTTCTCAATTGAAGATGATGATAAAGACTCGTCTGGTGTAGTATCTCCGATCCCTCCTAATAACCAGGATGGATCTGAACACTATGTCACGACGGGTTTTTATGGTTCATATGTAGATATTGAAGGCGTATATAAGAACGAAAATGAACTTATCAGAAGATATCGTTCAATGTCGCTCTATCCAGAATGTGATAGTGCTATTGAAGATGTCGTAAATGAAGCAATTGTTGCTGATACGAATGATAGTCCTGTAAGTATTGAACTATCAAACTTAAACGCAAGCGATGGAATTAAAAAGAAAGTAAGAGAAGAGTTCAAACGTATTTTAGAACTTCTTGATTTTGATAAGAAGGCACATGAAATCTTTCGTAACTGGTATATTGATGGAAGACTATACTATAATAAAGTTATTGATCAAAAGAATCCCACTGCTGGTATTCAAGAACTAAGATATATTGACGCATCAAAAATGCGTTATGTTCGTCAGGTAAAGAAACCAAAAAACGGTAATAATCCTCTTTCAAATATTAGAAGAGAAGATCCTGCGACATATGATTTTCCAGAAATTGAAGAGTTTTTTATATATTCTCCCGGTGGTTCTGGATCAACTGGAGGATATAATACTGGAACAATGTCAACTAGTGGTGCTTCAAAAGGCATCAAAATGACTAGAGATTCAATAACATATTGCACTTCGGGATTAGTAGATAGAAATAAGGGATCAACTCTTTCTTGGTTGCATAAAGCAATCAAACCACTTAATCAATTGATGATGATTGAGGATTCTCTTGTCATCTATAGACTTTCAAGAGCACCAGAAAGAAGAATCTTCTACATTGATGTTGGCAATCTACCTAAGGTAAAGGCAGAACAGTATCTTCGTGATGTGATGATGCGTTATAGGAATAAACTTGTCTATGACGCCAACACTGGCGAAGTTCGTGATGATAAGAAGCATATGTCTATGATGGAAGACTTCTGGCTTCCTAGACGTGAAGGTGGTAGAGGAACTGAGATTACAACTCTACCAGGTGGACAAAATCTTGGAGAAATTACCGATATCAACTACTTCCAAAAGAAGTTGTATAGATCACTCAATGTACCTGAAACTAGAATTCAAGGAGAAACTGGTTTCTCAATGGGTCGTTCATCAGAGATTCTAAGAGATGAGATTAAGTTTTCCAAGTTTGTTGGAAGAATGAGAAAGAGATTCTCAGATATGTTTAGCGACATGCTGAGAACACAGTTAATTCTTAAAAATATCATTACTCCTGAAGATTGGGAAGTAATGTCTGATCATATTCAATATGACTTCTTATACGACAACCATTTTGCTGAACTCAAAGAAGCAGAACTTACTACGGAAAGAGTCAATCTTGCTCAGTTAGTTGAACCATATGTTGGTAAGTACTACTCTAACGATTATGTTAGAAGAAATATTTTACGTCAAAGCGATCAAGAAATTGAAGAGCAGGATAAACTGATTGAGAAAGAAATCGAAAGTGGTTTGATTCCTGATCCAGCATCTATGGATATTGATCCTGCTACAGGACAACCAATGGCACCAGTTCCTGGAGATACTTCTGGAGGTGTTATGGGATCTACCCCTCAAGCACCAGAGATTGATGAGAAGAAATTTGAAACACCTACTGGTGGAGAAATCTAAATACATAATAAATCATTATTTTAAACATGGAAGAACTAGTAGATTTGCTTGCTGCTGACGAGTCACCAGCACAAGTAAGTGATAAAATCAAAGATATTTTATTTGCTAAGTCGGCAGAAAAAATATCAGACTTGAGACCTCAAGTGGCTGCTTCTGTTTTTGACGATCCAAGATTAGAAACAGAGGAAGATTCCGACGAATCTGAAGAATAATAAATAACATTAATAAGTCGTCTACTTTATAATAATGTCTGCTTTAACTCCAGTAGGAATTTCGCAATCAATTTCATCTTCTACAAGTTCAACTGCTGTAACTTTACCTATCAGTCAAAAAACTGATACTATCAGGGTAGTTGCTGAAGGTGTAGGAGTTCATGTTGCTATTGGAGTGACTCCTACGGCAACTAATTCAAACTTTTATGTTCCTTCGACTGGACCAGAAGAAATTGCTATTGGAAGACCAGCATCGCAAAGAGTTGTTGGTATCACTACGGGTGTTACCACGATTATTGATTTTCCAGAAGGGACAGGTTCTCCTTTTTCTGTAGGTGATGCAGTAACACTTACATCAGGAACTCAAATCGCTCAACCATATTACAACTTTACTCACAAAGTTGTAACGGCGATTAACACTGGTAATATTCAATCTGGTGGATATTATAATACCAGAATTACTGTTAATAATGATTCTTCAGGAATAGTTACTGCTTTCAATTCAGATAATTACACTGAACTTAGAAAATCAATATCAGTTGCTGTCAAAGCACAAACCGGCACTGGTGTAGCATACGTCCAACAAGTACAGCAATCTTAAGAACAATGAAACTTATTAGAGAAGAAATCGAATCAGTAGATTTTATCGTTGAAGAACGCAACGGTAAGAAAAATATGTTCATTGAAGGTATCTTTCTTCAAGGTGAGATGCAGAACAGGAATGGAAGAATGTATCCTATGTCTGTCCTGAGAAAGGAAGTTCAAAGATACAATGAAAATCATATCCAATCAGGTAGAGCACTTGGAGAACTTGGACATCCAGATGGTCCAACTGTTAATTTGGATCGCGTTAGTCACAAAATCGTTTCACTTAAAGAAAACGGAACTAACTTTATTGGTAAAGCAAAGATCCTTTCGACTCCAATGGGTAAGATTGCAGAATCTCTCATTGGAGAAGGAGTTAAACTTGGTGTTTCTTCTAGAGGAATTGGATCCTTAAAAGCAACAAGAGAAGGTGTAAATGTTGTTGGTGACGACTTCATGCTTTCCACTGCTGCAGATATTGTTGCTGATCCTTCTGCTCCTGATGCTTTCGTTGAAGGTATTATGGAAGGAAAAGATTGGGTATGGGATGGTGGTATTCTTCGTGAAAGATCAGCCGCCAAAACATATAAACAGATCAATACTTTAGTTGATCAAGGTCAACTGGATGAGCAGAAACTGAATCTGTTCAATAATTTCCTTAGTAACCTGTAAGGTTACTAAATTATAAATAAATATAGATTAAATAAGGTTAATCGGAGTAAGTTCAAATGTCTCGTGGAGATTTACAAGAAATGGAGCAATCTAAAACTGCTGTGAACGCGAACGCTAAAGCTGGTGATTCTATGCCTAAATTGGCTGATCCAGGCACACAACTAGCGTCTGTTGAAGATCTCGGTGGTCCTACCCCAGAGAACTACAAGCCTGATGATGATTCAGCAAAACTTAAAGAACCCAAGATTAAGACCGTCAAAGACGTTGTTAATCGTGGTGCTAAGTCTGCTGATGCAATGGCAAAAATGTCCAAAGAAGAAACTGAAGTCGAAGAAGAGGTCCTTGAAGAGGATCAAGTTGATGAGACTGAAGAAGTCATCGAAGAGGAGTCCTCTGAAGATGATGGTATTGATATCGATGAAGATGTCAATGCTCTTCTTGGAGGCGAAGAACTCTCCGAAGAGTTTAGAGAGAAAGCAAAGGTTATCTTTGAAGCCGCTCTTAACTCTAAAGTGAAAGAAATCCAGGCAGTTCTGGAAGAACGTTATGATCAAGCATTACAAGAAGAAAAAGAAGGTCTTAAGGAATCACTAACTGAAAGAGTTGATTCTTATCTTGAGTACGTCTGCGAAGAGTGGATGACCGAGAATGCACTTGCTGTAGAAGCAGGTCTTAAGACTGATATGACCGAATCATTCCTTGCCGGAATGAAGGGTCTTTTTGAAGAACATTATGTAACAATCCCTGAAGAAAAATATGATGTGCTGGAAAGCATGGTAGACAAACTTGATGAAATGGAGACCAAGCTCAACGAGCAGATCGATAAGAATATTTCCCTAAACAAGCGTCTCGCAGAGTCGGTTGCCGATGGTATCTTAGATCAAATTTCTGAAGGTCTTGCAGAGACCCAGAAAGAGAAGCTCGCTTCACTTGCCGAAAGTGTTGAGTTTGAAAGTGAAGAAGAATATCGTGGGAAGCTGGAAACCCTTAAGGAGTCATATTTCTCCTCAACATCAACTTCAGCCCCCCAAGCATCCCAACAAACCCTTTCTGAGGGAGTAGATACTACGGATGCACCTGCTAAAGCAGGTATGGATCAGTATCTTAAAGCACTGGGTGCTTTTAATAAGTGAACACAAAATTGATTCAAACAAACCACTAAAAATTTTTAAAAGAGGTAAAGCAAATGTTCCAATCTGAACATCTGCAGGAAAAGTGGAGTCCCCTTCTCGATTATGAGGGTCTTGATCCAATCAAAGACTCTCATCGTAGATCGGTAACCGCCGTCCTGCTCGAAAACCAAGAAAAGTTCCTTAAAGAGGAAGCAGCATTTAGTCAGGGCATTAACCTGATGGAAACCCCCACCAACGCAGCTAATGCTGCTGGTGCTTCAGGTGGTTTTGGTGCTAATGCAACCGCTGCTGGCCCTGTTGCTGGTTTCGACCCTGTTCTGATCTCCTTGATCAGACGCGCAATGCCTAACCTGGTCGCATATGACCTTGCTGGCGTTCAACCGATGAACGGTCCTACTGGACTGATCTTCGCAATGCGTTCCCGCTACAACAATCAGAGCGGTAACGAGACATTCTTCGATGAAGTCGATACCGCATTCTCCGGTCAGGACGACGGTTTCAACCTGGAATCAGGTTTTGCCGATGGCCCTGTCGGTCTTGGTACTACTTCACAAGGTTCAGGCGGTAATCCTTCCGTTCTTAACCCCGTTGGTACTGCAACCACCAACCCCTCACCATACAACGTTGGTGAAGGTATGGTTACTGGTGACTCTGAGAACCTGGGATCAGGTACTGGAGATCACTTCAACCAGATGGCATTCTCTATCGAGAAAGTCACTGTAACCGCTAAGTCCAGAGCTCTGAAAGCAGAGTACTCTTTGGAACTGGCACAAGACCTTAAGGCAATCCACGGTCTTAACGCTGAAGCAGAACTTGCTAACATCCTCTCTACTGAAATCCTTGCGGAAATCAACAGAGAAGTTATCAGAACCATCTACAAGGTTGCTGAACAGGGTGCTGTTTCTAACACCGCTACTCAAGGCGTATTTGACCTCGACGTTGACTCCAACGGTCGCTGGTCTGTTGAGAAGTTCAAAGGTCTTCTTTTCCAAATCGAAAGAGACGCCAACGCGATTGCCCAGCGCACTCGTAGAGGGAAGGGCAACATGGTTCTGTGTTCCGCAGACGTTGCTTCCGCTCTGACCATGGCAGGAATCCTGGATTACACCCCTGCTCTGAACTCCAACCTTAATGTTGACGACACCGGCAATACTTTCGCTGGTACAATCAATGGCAAGTTCCGCGTATACATCGACCCATACGCTGCAAACCTGACCAGTGGCAATGCTGCTTCTGCTTCCGGTAACCAGTATTACGTCGTTGGTTATAAGGGTTCTTCTCCTTATGACGCTGGACTGTTCTATTGTCCTTATGTTCCTCTCCAGATGGTTCGCGCCGTTGGTGAGAACACCTTCCAGCCCAAAATTGGCTTTAAGACTCGTTATGGTCTTGTTGCTAACCCATTCGCTGAGGGTACTACTCAGGGTCTTGGCAGACTTCGTATTAACTCTAACCGTTACTACAGAAGAGTTGCTGTTAAGAACCTTATGTGATCCATTAGGATACACAACACTGGGACCCCCATTGTGGGGTCCTTTTTTTATGGTAATAGATAAATAACTAAAAAGATTATGGCAGGTCAATCACGAAAACTTGGAACTGCTGCTCAAGTAAGAACTAGGCAACCAATTAGAGGTAGTTCTTCGGAAAAAGAAAGAGTAGCAAAGTTAAAACAAGTTGCTGATAGAAACTTTCTTCAACCTTCTGGGTTTAAGATGATTATATCAAGATCGCCTAAAGTTGCTTTCTTTGGTAATGCAGTAAATATTCCTGAGTTGATTTTAGGAACTACTATACAACCAACTGCAGGTTTGAAGAATATCGATAGACCTGGAGATGTCATTGAGTTTGGTGATTTAAATTTAAGATTTTTAGTTGATGAAAATTTAGAAAACTATATTGAAATACAGAACTGGATAAGAGGTATTGGTTTTCCAGAATCACTAGATCAAATCTATGATTTCCAGGAGAATACAGAAGGAGTTGCTAGACCAGATTTACAAACAGGTCTTAATCTGTATTCTGATGGAACTCTTCTAGTGTACGATTCAATGATGAATCCAAACTTCAAAGTTCATTTTCAAGATATGTTTCCATACTCTTTGACCACATTACAGTTTGATGCTACACTTGCCGACACAGAATACTTTACAGCAGAGGTTAGTTTCAAGTATACTATATACAACATTGAATCTGTTGGTTGTTGTGCATGATTGATCTTGTGACTGTGCAAGGTATGTGGGAAAAGGACTCAAAGATTGATCCAGATAATTTACATACTGAATCACTTAATATTCCAGTTTTACATGCCAAATATTATGATATCTACAATAACTTAATACTTCTCAGAAAGAAAGCAGAACAACAAAGAAAAAATATTAGACACGAAAGATATGAATATTACTCTGGAAAAGCAGATCCAGAAGTATATGCTGAAAATCCATTTCCTAAAAAGATTAGAGATAAAGACACTATGCAAAAATATTTGGATGCGGATACAAAACTCTCAGGACTTTCGTTAAAAATAGAATATTATGATACAACATTAAAATATATTGAAGAGATATTGAAGATGATATACAATAGGACATATCAAATCAAGAATGCACTGGAATTTATGAAGTTTTCATCAGGACTAGGTTAATGAATCAAGAACAACCAGAATACGATTATACTGTAAACTTAACCATACAGGATATTCATCTGTTACATCATTGTGTTCTTGAGCGTATAAGATTATGGGAAGGATCTCCATCCAGAGACCCAATGGAGCAAGAGCACTTATGGGTTTTGAGAGACTCATTGTATAGGATGATATTGGATTATAAGTTTAATAATATGTAATAAATATTTCCAGGTAAGAGTATATTATGACCAACCTGGTGATACAGAAGGTAAATGAAGTTTATTTGAAGATTGATACTGAACCTCATGTTGAACATGAACTGAGAGATAGATTCACTTTTGAGGTTCCAAATAAAAAGTTTATGCCTCAGTACAGAAGCAAGTACTGGGATGGATATGTACACTTATTCAATATGAAGACTAAGAGAATCTATGTTGGTCTCTTGGATAAGATTGTAGCATTTTGTGAGCAAGCAGGATATTCATATCAGTTTGAAGATAATAAATTTTATGGTCCTCCATTTGAAGTCAATCAAATGATTTCAGAGGAGGGTGTCAAAGACTTTATGGGAACAATCACTAATCTCAAACCAAGAGATTATCAGATTGATGCTGTTCATGATGCGTTAAGGTATAACAGAAAACTTCTTATATCTCCAACTGCATCTGGCAAGTCATTCATGATCTATACGATTGTGAGATACTTTGTTAACTCAGGTAAAAAGATACTTCTTGTAGTCCCTACTACATCGCTTGTAGAGCAGATGTTTAAAGACTTCCAGGACTATGGGTGGGATGCAGAGAACTACTGCCATAGAATCTATGCAGGGCGTGAGAGAGTCAATACTAATGAAGTAACTATTACTACTTGGCAGTCTGTGTATCAGTTAGATAGAACGTTCTTTGAGGACTATGATGTGGTGATTGGTGATGAGGCGCACCTTTTTAAAAGTAAGTCCCTTGTAGGGATTATGGACAAGTTACATCATGCTAAGTATAGATATGGATTCACAGGTACTTTAGACGGCACACAGACGCATAAGTGGGTGTTAGAGGGTCTCTTTGGCCCATCATATAAAGTCACTCAAACTAAGAAACTAATCGATCAAGGTCATCTTGCTACATTGGATATACAATGTCTAGTCTTGAAGTATAAACCAAAAAAGTTTGATACTTATGAAGATGAGATTCAGTTTCTTATATCACATGAGAAAAGAAATAACTTCATTAAAAATCTATCAATAGATTTGAAAGGTAATACTTTAATTCTATTCAGTCGTGTTGAAGCACATGGTAAGGTACTTTTTGAATTAATAAATAAAAACGTAGATGAAGAAAGAAAAGTATTCTTTATTCATGGTGGTGTAGACGCCCAAGATAGAGAACACGTAAGAGCGATTACTGAACTGGAAAAGGATGCAATCATCGTTGCTTCTTACGGAACATTCAGTACAGGAATCAATATCAAGAATCTTCATAACGTAATATTTGCCTCTCCATCAAAATCTCGTATACGCAATTTACAAAGTATTGGTAGAGTCCTGCGAAAAGGCAAAGATAAGACTAAAGCAAAACTTTATGATATTGCTGATGACTTAACTAGTGGTTCTAGGAAAAACTATACCTTAAACCATTTTATTGAAAGAGTGAAAATATATGTTCAAGAACAATTTAACTATGACATCATATCTATTGATATAAAAGACTAGCAAAGGAGATTAATTTATGATTGAAGATGACTTTTATGCAACGATAAAACTTAAATGTGGAGAAGAGATATTTGCTAAGGTGGCAGCATCAGAAGAAGAAAATAGGACAATGTTAATTATTTCTAATCCTATTATGGTTGAAGAGATACGAATAAGAGGAACTTCAACAGGTTATAAGTTTGAACCTTGGCTAAAGACCACTAAAGAAGATATGTTCATTATTAACTTAGAAGATGTTCTTACATTGTCTGAATCATCTGATATTGAAATGATTGTATATTATCAAGATTATATTCGTAAAATGTTTAAAGGTAATAACTCCAAACTAGACAGAAAGATGGGATACATCTCTTCTGTCCATGAAGCAAAAGAGGTTTTAGAGAAACTCTATAATAATAGCTAGAACCTTTTCTTCAAAGGCGACAAACCTAGTCTATAGGGTAATCGTAATCTTGTCAACTACTTGTTTTTCTGTTATAATGTAAGGAACAGATTTAAATATATTATGAATGCAACTAAATCGTATGGAACTATGCCTAGACCTAAGAAATCAGAACACTACGTTAATAATAAAGAATTTCTTAATGCTCTAGAGGATTACTTTATTAAAGTAGAAAGAGCAAAGTTGAATGATCAACCCAAACCTCAGATTCCTAGGTATATTGGAGAGTGCTTTCTCAAGATTGCTAACCATTTATCATACAAACCAAACTTCGTGAACTATATGTTCAAAGATGATATGATTTGTGATGGTATTGAAAACTGTGTAAGATACGTTCATAACTTTAATCCAGAGAAGTCAAAGAATCCATTTGCGTATTTCACACAAATCATCTACTATGCTTTTCTGAGAAGGATTCAGCAAGAGAAGAAGCAGTTAGAAATTAAAAACAAGATTCTTGAGAAGACCAACTTTGATGAAGTCTTTGATGCGAACGACCTTGACTCTGCCAACTATAGCGAGTACAATAGCATCAAAGATGCCGTTCATTCAAAACTTCGTAACTGATGCGCGTTGCTATTATAACTGATACTCATTTTGGAGCACGTAAGGGTTCTAGATTATTTCATGATTACTTTGAGAAGTTTTACAATGATATATTCTTTCCTACTTTAGAAAAAGAAAAAATCACTCATGTTATCCACATGGGTGATGCTTTTGATAGCAGGAAAGGAATAGAGTTTAAATCATTAGACTGGGCGAAGAGAGTAGTATTTGAACCTCTGAAAAAGATGGGCATTACTATGGACCTGATGGTTGGCAATCATGATGCTTACTATAAAAATACCAACTCTATCAATGCAGTAGAACTTCTTCTCAAAGAGTATGATAATGTAACCACATATTCTAGTGCTACGGAAGTAGAAATAGATGGACGCAAACTATTATACATTCCATGGATATGTGAAGACAATGAAGAAGAAACTTATAAACTTATTAAAAGTTCAACTTGCGAGTGCGCGATGGGGCACCTTGAACTCGCAGGATTTAGAGTTAGTAAACAACTCGTCATGGATCATGGTCATGCAAGCGAGTTATATTCAAAGTTCACCAAGGTCTTCTCCGGTCACTATCACACTAGATCGGATGATGGACGAATCTATTACCTAGGCAACCCCTATGAGATGTTCTGGAACGATGTCGGTGATCGGAGAGGATTTCACATCTTTGATACAGAAACTCTGGAACATGCTCCAATAAACAATCCATATACCCTGTTTCATGTTCTTTACTACGAAGATACAGACCACCAACTATTTGATGCTACCAAATATGAAAACAAAATTGTAAAAGTTGTTGTTCGTAAGAAAACTGATAGTGTTAAGTTTGAAAAGTATATTGATAAGTTATACAATGCAAACGTTGCTGATTTGAAAATTGCTGAAAACTTTATTCTTAACGACGAAGACGTAGATGTTGGCGACGTAGAAACAGAAAACACTCTTTCTATTCTTGATAGATATATTGAAGAAGCAGACATTAGTTTAGATAAATCTACTGTCAAAAACTTTATGAGAGAAACCTATCAAGAAGCATGTGAACTGATCTAATGTTTATTATTACAGTAGCTGGAAAAGAAAAAGAAGGAGCATATTCTGTAATTGATGATGATGGAGAACAAGTTCTTTATCTATTTGAACAAGAAGATGATGCAATGCGTTATGCTATGCAACTAGAAGAAATAGAATACCCTGAGATGCACGTTCTTGAAGTTGACGATGAGTTGATGATAAAGACATGTGAAATGCATGGTCATCGCTATGCCGTGATTTCTAAAAATGATATTGTAATTCCACCTGACGACGCTAATGATTATCTTTAAGACCATTACCTGGCAAAACTTTCTTTCTACCGGACAGCACCCTACTACTGTAAATCTAGATAACTCATCTACAACTCTTATTGTTGGAACAAATGGTGCTGGCAAATCAACCATTTTGGATGCTCTTACATTTTCATTATATGGTAAATCCTTTCGTAAAATCAATAAAGGACAATTAGTAAATAGCGTAAATGAAAAAGGATGTCTTGTAAATATTGAGTTTAGCGTTAACAATACTGATTGGAAAGTTGAGAGAGGAATTAAACCTAATATTTTTAAGATATATCGCAATGGTGAAGAACTGAATCAATCTCACTCTGCTATTGATCAGCAGAAGTGGTTAGAACAGAATGTTCTAAAGATGAACTATAAAAGTTTTACTCAGATTGTAATTTTGGGTAGCAGCACTTTTGTTCCTTTTATGCAACTACCAGTATCAAGTCGTAGAGAAGTTGTTGAAGACCTTTTAGATATTAAAATCTTTTCCTCGATGAATGATATCATTAAGACAAAGATTCGTATGATTAGAGATGAAGTTAAGACATTAGAACTCAAGAAAGAATCTATCAAAGATAAAGTTGATATGCAGAAAGACTTTATTAAGAAAATAGAAAACCAAAGTAAAGAAGATATTGACTCTAAACTAAACACTATTGATAGCATCAATGCGGAGATTGAAAAGGCATTCCAATGGGGATTGGATAAGGATCTTGAACTGAATAATATTCGTGAACAAGTATTGAAGTTTGAAGATTCTGGATCTAGACTTCGTGAGTTTGGCAGCATCAAAGGGAAGATGTCGCAGAAGATATCTTCTATTGTAAAAGAGCATAAGTTTTTCACAGACAATACGGTATGTCCCACCTGCGATCAAAGTATCGAAGAATCATTTCGTGTAAATAGGATCAGGGACTCACAAAATAAAGCAGAAGAATTGCGTAAGGGGTTTGATGATCTCCAAAAAGCGATTAAAGATGAAGAGTTGAGAGAGTCCCAATTTAAACAATTATCTAAGGAACTTAGTAACTCACTTAATGGCATTTCTACAAATAATACTCAGATCACTGGGTATCAAAGACAGGTCAAACGACTGGAATCAGAAGTTCAAACTATTACCAGTCAGATCGAAAATAGAAATACTGAACATGAAAAACTAGAAACGTTCAGAGAAAGTCTTCAGGAGACTTACGATAGACTTGCTGAACGTAAAGAGAAAGTTACCTACTATGATTTTATACATACCCTCTTGAAGGATGGTGGTGTCAAAGGAAAAATCATAAACAAATATCTGCCTCTGATTAATCGACAAGTTAATCGGTATCTCCAGATGATGGACTTTTACATCAACTTTAAACTTGATGAGGAGTTCAATGAGTCTATTGAAACACCAATTCACGAAGACTTTACATATGCATCTTTCTCTGAAGGGGAGAAAATGCGAGTAGACTTATCTCTTCTATTCACTTGGAGGGAGATTGCTAGACTTAAAAATTCAGTCAACACTAATCTACTAATCATGGATGAAGTATTCGATTCATCTCTTGATGGTTTTGGAACAGATGAGTTCCTTAAGATCATCAGATATGTAATCAAGGATGCTAATATCTTTGTTATTTCTCACAAGACCGGTATGGAAGATAAGTTTGATAAAGTAATAAAGTTTGAAAAAGTTAAAGGATTTTCTAAAATGTTAAGTTAGATTATATTGTAACAAATATTTGTTAAGTTAGCAAACGCTGACTATATAATGTAGTGACACGGAGAATACTATGCATAACCTGATATCACGCAATGAACTTGCATCCTGGACATGGGATGATAAAGAAACTGTCAGTGAAAAATACGATCAGGTATCTGATTATTTCCAATGTATTTCGGAATGCGGTATTATAGATCAAACTGCAAGGAGGTTCTGCAGGCACATTTTGACTAAAGAATAGTTACTTAACTTTAAACCCACACTTACTTAGGAGTATCCCACCAAAGTCCCCTGCACCTTAAATAGGTGTGGGGGATTGGTTTATGTGCCAGTTGGAGAACTGCCTACCTTCCTTCAAAAACGGATTTGACTCTGGTATGATATTCACATACCAGCAAAGCAAGGATGCCTGTTAACTACGAAATCAAATCACAGCTTGCTAAACTGCTCGCTACAGAAGACCTGGTTGTAGAGAATCGGAATGTAGAGACTGCCCAGTTTAATGTAGATACCCGCGTACTAACTCTTCCTAACTGGAAACGCGCAAGTGGGAGTGTGTATGATATGCTTGTAGGACATGAAGTGGGACATGCACTGTACACTCCCAATGTAGATCCTCCTAAACATATTCCACATCAGTTTGTTAATGTAACTGAGGATGCCCGTATTGAAAAATTAATCAAACGTCGTTATCCTGGATTATCTAAAACATTTTACAAAGCATACAATGAACTTTCTGATGAAGATTTCTTTTGTTTGGAAGATGAAAATGTAGACGCAATGAATCTTGCTGATCGTGCTAACCTCTGGTTTAAGATTGGTGGGTTTATTGACCTAACATTTACAGAAGATGAGCAAAAAATCATTGATGTCATTGGAGCATCTGAAACATATGCTGATGCCTGCGTAGCAGCAGAGATGCTTTATGATTATTGTAAGAATCAGATTAATCAACAGCAACAGCAACAGCAAAGTAAATCACAGCAACCTGATAAAGAAACAAAAGGCAATTCTGAGAATCAACAAATCGAATCAACACCATCTTCTGAAATGGAAGAAGGAGAAGTTGATAGTAAATCTGAGTTTGAGCAAGAAGAAAACACTGAGACTTCTAATAGTGACATCAAAGTTCAAACCGATGAGACATTCCGAGAGGGTGCTCAAGAGTTCAATAGTAATGCTGACTTTGGAGAGTCTCTTTATTGTGAAGTTCCCAGTGTTGACTTGAATCAAATTGTGGTCAGCAATCAGAATATTCATGCTGAACTTGATGGAAACTGGATTGGTGAAGCATTAGATAGACCTTACTATGGTCGTGATGGTCAGGTTGAGCAAATGTTAAAAGGTTCTGACTACATCGGTGTTGACGCAGAATATGCCAAGTTTAAAAAATCAGCACAGAAAGAAGTAAGTTATATGGTAAAAGAGTTTGAGTGTAAAAAATCTGCTGATGCGTATTCTCGTTCTGCGGTATCTAGAACTGGTGTTTTGGATTGTACCAAACTTCATACTTACAAGTATAATGAAGACTTATTCCGAAAGGTAACTGTTGTTCCTGATGGAAAGAATCATGGGTTGATTTTTATTCTTGATTGGTCTGGTTCAATGCAGGACTGTCTTCTTGATACAATCAAGCAACTTTATAACTTGATTTGGTTTTGTAATAAGGTTAGTATTCCTTTTGATGTTTATGCCTTTACTCACACCTATCAGAAGACACCCTTTGAATGGAAGCATGACCTATCTGAATATACTCATTCGGAAATGAAAGCAGGTAAGTTTAATATAGATCCTCAGTTCAGTCTGATGAAATTCTTTACCAGTGATGTAAAACGGAATGAACTAGAGAAGCAACTTCGTTCTATCTGGCGTGTTGCTTATAGTATTACTAAGTGGGTTAACTATAGTATTCCTTCTAACTTTGGACTTTCGGGAACTCCTTTGAATGAATCATTGATTTGTCTCCACTCTATTATTCCTGAGTTTAAAAAATCAAATGGAGTTCAGAAGGCACATTGTGTAATCTTGACTGATGGTGAAGCAAATCACCTCTCTGTGCTTACCAACTATCAGTATAAAGGAGAAGAACGTATGGGTTCAAATAGACTCACTATGAACTCATATGTTCGTAATAGAAAAACTGGATACACTTATCCAGTGCCAAAAGAATACTATAATTTTACTGGAGTCCTTCTAAATGATCTTCAACAGTCATTTCCTGAGGTAAACTTTATCGGTATTCGTTTGACCTGTGGTCGTGAGTTGCGTAGTTTTATTCGTAGGTATCATATTCTTACTGAGGCAGAAGAAAAGATAATTCGTAAAGAAAAATCTTTTACCATTGATGATTCTGGATATACCAAGTACTTTGGCATCCTTACAAGTTCTCTTCATGCGGATATTGATTTTGATGTTGACGAGGGAGCATCTAAGGCAAAAATCAAATCTGCCTTTGTTAAGAATCTTAAAGCAAAAGCACTAAATAAAAAAGTGCTGAGTCAGTTCATGGATCTGGTCTGCTGACCACCCATCAAACTGTCCAAACGAGAGGAAAACCAACCTCTTTTGTCCTATACTATCTTTGTTGAACAAACCAAGCACATGGCACTTTCTACTGAATACGTCGTTACGTCTCTTCAAAATCTTTATGGTGATTCAATTACTGCTGCTGATGTTCGTGCATGGTGCAGTATAAACGGAACCACATATCAGACGGTTTCTAAGAAACTTGATACATATAAGTCTGGTCGTGGTCGTTGGAACCTTACTGCTCAAGAAAAACTGGAACAATCATATCAAGCACCTTCTTCTACTCCTCCCATCGAACAGACTCTTATTCCAGAAAAAGATGATACTTTCGTCAAGTTTGGTACGTTTGGTGATATTAAGAAGATTATTCAGTCCGGTTTATTTTATCCTACGTTTATTACAGGTCTTTCAGGTAATGGTAAAACTTTCTGTGTTGAACAAGCATGTGCTCAACTCAAGAGGGAACTGATTCGTGTCAACATTACCATCGAAACTGATGAAGACGATCTTATTGGTGGGTTTCGTCTTATTAATGGCGAAACTGTTTGGCATAACGGTCCTGTCATCGAAGCTTTGGAACGTGGAGCTGTGTTGCTTTTAGATGAAGTTGACCTTGCTTCTAATAAAATTCTTTGTCTGCAATCTATTCTTGAAGGTAAAGGTGTTTTCTTGAAGAAGACTGGATTGTTTGTTAAACCCAAGACGGGATTCAATGTTATTGCAACTGCAAATACTAAAGGTAAAGGAAGCGATGACGGTCGCTTTATCGGCACCAACGTCTTGAACGAAGCATTCCTGGAACGTTTCTGTGTTACCTTTGAGCAATCATATCCCACTCCTTCTACTGAAAAGAAGATTCTGGAAGGTATTTCTCTGGATCTAGGTATTGAAGATCGTGATTTCTGTAAGAACCTAGTTGATTGGGCAGACATTATTCGCAAGACCTTCTTTGATGGTGGTATTGAGGAAGTGATCAGCACCCGTCGTCTGGTTCACATCATCCGTGCCTATAGCATCTTTGGTAATAAGTCCAAAGCAATTCAAGTTTGTATCAATCGTTTTGATGAAGAAACTAAAGCATCTTTCTTGGAACTTTATGACAAAGTTGATGTTGACTTTCAAATGGATTCTGTTGACGTTCAGACAGAATATTGATATAATATGGGAAGGTAAATATGCCTTCCTAAATGAATGCCTGGTCTTTACTTTATGAGGAATTGGAAATGAGTGAAAATTTTGAAGATCGATACGAAGATGGTATCAAGTCAAAACATTATTATGAGTATGATAGAAACGATATTAACAGAACAAATCCATTTAGTTCAGTAAGTGAAGCATCACCGGATGATTATCAATCTTTTTGGGGAACTGAAGACTATATTCTTGCTGGTATGTGTGGAAGTTCTTCTTCAGATACGATTAGTTTTGGAGCAGCTCAAGCAGCACAATCAGTACCGACAGTACTGGGAGGGGAAGATACTATTACTTTTAATATGAATCAACCCTCTAAATCAACATCCAAACCTCCAACTAACACTAAGCAAAAGTATAGTGAAGATGTAATCATTAAAGAACTAAAAGATTACATCACTAGAACATATGACCAGCACTATTCTGCTGGAGATGATAAGATTCAAACTCTGGATCTTATCGAAGCTTGTGGTGATGGTGAGGCATTCTGTCGCAGCAACATCCTCAAGTATGCCTCTCGCTATGATAAGAAAGGCACTGCACGTCGTGACATTATGAAGATTTTGCATTATGCTGTCCTTCTAATGCATTTCAACGACAAGAATGCACCACATGAAACCTATCCTCAGTGATATGAAACTTAAATCAAAAACCATGAAACTATCCGAGTCTACTGTTAACCTTCTCAAGAACTTCTCAACAATCAATCCATCAATTCTGTTTAAGAAGGGTAGTAAGTTGCGTTCTATTTCTGTGCTGAAGAACATTTTGGTTGAAGCAACTATCGTTGAAGAGTTTTCTAAAGACTTTGGAATCTATGACCTTAATCAGTTTCTTAACGGACTTTCACTGCATCATGATCCTCAATTAGATTTTAGTAGCGATGATTATGTTGTTATCAAAGAAGGTAAGATGCGATCTAAGTACTTCTTTGCTGATCCTTCAGTGATTGCTTGTCCTCCCGATAAGGAGATATCTCTTCCAACTCAAGATGTATGTTTTACATTAAGTAGTCAACAACTTGAGAAACTTAAGAAGGCAGCATCTGTATATCAACTTCCTGATATTTCTGCTATTGGAGAGAATGGTGTTGTCAAAATGGTAGCTCGTGATAAGAAGAATGATACTTCTAATGACTTCTCTATTATTGTAGGTGATGCACAGGATGATTTTATTTTCAACTTTAAGGAAGAGAATCTAAAGATTGTTCCAGGTTCTTATGATGTAGTAGTATCTTCAAAACTTTTATCTCGGTTTAGTAATCAAAATATGGACGTGACATACTACATCGCACTTGAACCTGATTCTACGTTTGGATGATGAGACATTGGCACTTGAAGGATAAATTTATTATTGATTATGATTATGCGTAGTGAATTTGTATGGGTTGAGAAGTATCGACCCAAGACCATTGAAGAATGTATACTTCCTGACAATATCAAGAAAACGTTTCAGGATTTCCTAGATAAAGGGGAGGTTCCTAATCTTTTGTTATCTGGACCACCTGGATGCGGTAAGACTACCGTTGCTAAAGCACTATGCCAAGAACTTGGAGCAGACTATTATGTCATCAATGGATCCGATGAAGGACGATTCCTTGATACCGTCAGAAATAATGCGAAGAACTTTGCTTCGACCGTATCGCTTTCATCAACTGCAAAACACAAAGTCGTCATCATTGATGAAGCAGATAACACAACCCCAGATGTACAACTCGCCTTACGGGCGTTTACTGAGGAGTTTGTTGGCAACTGCAGATTTATCTTCACCTGCAACTACAAAAACAAAATCATCCAACCGCTTCATAGTCGGTGTGCCGTCATCGAGTTCTCCATTAAGGGAAAAGAAAGACAGGGAGTTGCAGCCAACTTCTTCAAAAGAATCCAAGAAATACTCAATCTGGAGAAGATTGAGTATGAAGATAAAGTCATTGCTGAGTTAATCAATAAGCACTTTCCTGATTGGAGACGAGTATTAAATGAGTTGCAAAGATATTCCGTCAGTGGTAAGATTGATAGTGGTATCCTTGCGTCGTTCAGTAATGTCCAGACTAATGAACTTTTTAAGTTTCTTAGGGAAAAAGATTTCCCTGCTACGAGAAAGTGGGTCGTTGATAATTTGGACAATGATCCTACTGTACTTCTTCGCAGCATTTACGATGCTCTTTATACATACCTGGCAGGTCCTGGGATTGCTGCTGCTGTGCTTATTATTGCTAAGTATCAGTATCAAAGTTCGTTCGTAGCTGATCAGGAAATAAATATGCTTGCATGTTTGACTGAAATAATGATTGAATGTGAGTTTAAATGACTGAACCAATGAAAGAAGAATTAATTAGAATTCTAAAACTATATGCTTATCGTAAAGGCGATTACACACTATCTTCAGGCAAAAAGAGTGGTCATTATGTAAACTGCAAACCTGTAATTCTCACTGGTAGTTTATTAGAACTAGTTTCGTATGCAATGTTAGAACACATTGATACAGACGTAGTAGCAGGACTTACTCTTGGTGCTGATCCTCTTGTGAGCGGTGTTGCTATGGTAAAGAAAGGATCAGGACTCATCATTAGGAAAGAACCTAAGGGTCATGGGACTGCCTCTCAGGTAGAGGGTCCACTCCCACCAAAAGGAACTGAAATAACAGTGCTGGAAGATGTAGTGACCACAGGAGGGTCTTCTCTTAAAGCAGTTAATGTTTTAAGAACTTTGGGATATGTTGTAAATAGAGTTGTAACCATTATTGATAGGCAAGAAGGTGGGCAAGAATATTTAAAAAATGCTGGACTTGATTTAAAAAGTTTAATAAAACTAGATGAGTTAACATGAAATTTAAAGCACTAATCTTTATTCGTCTGAGATCGCAAGTTGATGACTCTCCTGGAAATGCTGTGAGGGATGCCTCTAAGCGATTGTCTGAGTTGGATATTAAGAAACTAAGGTTAGGTAAGGTGATTGATCTTTGGTTGGAAGCACCAACCAGAGAGTATGCTGAACAGGAAATAGAAAAGATTTCTGATCGTCTCTATGCTAATGTTGTTATGGAAGATTGGGATTATGAACTGACAGAGATTGATAGTTTTCCTCCAGGTATCGCATAATGCCACATGAATTCGATCCATGTGAAGCACCTGTAGAAGGTAAAGTTGATAAGTGGGGATTTACAATTAAACCTACCATTACTGATGATGAATTAATTTTGATTTGTTTAAAAAATGCCCCTTGTGGGGCAGATAGGAAGCAAGCACTTGCTCTTATCGCAACATATGAAACTAAAGTAAAAGCAAAGGTTAATTAAAATGAATGTAAAAGTTTTTCGTGCAAACACTGGTGAAGAAGTTATCTTCACTCTAATCAATGAAGATGAGAATACTATTGAGGTTGAAAATCCTTTAGTAGCAATGCCCAATGCTCAAGGTCAAATTGGTTTTGGACCATGGTCATATCTTCAAAAAGAAAAAGCAACTCTTACAATTGATAAGCAGTATATTGTTTATATTTGTGATGCTAGGGATGAGGTAGTCGATAGCTATACTAAGATCTTCTCTACCATTGAAACACCCAGTAAGAAACTGATTCTATGAAGTCGTTCAAAACACCTTTGAGATACCCTGGAGGCAAATCCAGAGCATGTGGGAAAATGAATCCATATTTTCCCGACTTATATAACTATGGTGAATACCGTGAACCTTTTCTTGGCGGAGGATCTGTTGCAATCCATGTGTCTAAACTATATCCTCGTTTAACTATATGGGTCAATGATTTATATGAACCTCTAGTTAACTTTTGGATACAAGTTCAAAGTAATGGTATCTTGTTACGAGATGAGTTAGCAAAACTCAAATCTCTTCATCCCAATCCAGATAGAGCAAAAGATTTATTTTTATTCTCAAAGGAAAAAGTCAATGATCCTGAAAGATCTAGTTTGGTTCGTGCTGTCAGTTTTTATATTGTCAACAAGTGTTCTTTTTCTGGTCTCACTGAATCCAGTTCATTTTCTAAGCAAGCGTCAAATAGTAATTTCTCGATGCGAGGAATTGACAAACTTCCTGGGTATTCAGAACTAATCTCAAACTGGAAGATTACAAATCTTTCTTATGAAGAGTTGTTAGAGGATTCTGATGCATTTGTATATCTAGACCCTCCATATGATATCAAAGATAATCTATATGGTAAGAAAGGTAGTATGCATAAAGGGTTTGACCATGATGACTTTGCTGCAAAATGTGCTGCTAGTAAAATGGATATGCTTGTATCATATAACTCAGATCAGTTAGTGAAGGATAGATTCATAGGATGGAATGCTGCTGAATTTGATCTTACATATACTATGAGATCAGTTGGTGAGTACATGCGAGAGCAAAAACAACGTAAAGAACTTTTACTTTTTAATTATGGAACCGGAACTGAAGGACTGGCTGAACTCAATAAACTTTAATAAGGAAAACCTTATTAAAGAAAACCCCCATATCGTTAATCAATATCCACCATATATTGTTAATAAATGTCTTGCTGGTCATCTTGATTGTATTATGTTTGCTAACGAAATGAACAAGTATCATTTCCTCAGTAAAGATATGCAATATAATTTTTATATAAATATCTTGAGAAAAAGGAAGAGATTCTCTCCTTGGATCCGAAAGGATAAAGTCACAAACTTAGATTGTGTTAAACAATACTATGGTTACAGTAATGAGAAAGCCTCTCAGGTCCTGAAGATTTTATCAAATGAACAGATCGACTTTATTAAACAACGACTTGATACTGGTGGTACAAAATGACACAGACTTCTGAACCTCAGGTTAATTGGTCTCAAGATAAAATGATTGAGGTCAGACTTAATGCTCCTGATGATTTCCTTAAGGTAAGAGAAACTCTCACACGTATTGGTGTGGCATCTCGTAAAGAAAAGAAACTTTACCAATCATGCCATATTTTACATAAGCAAGGTAAATATTATATCGTGCATTTTAAGGAGTTGTTTGCTCTTGATGGCAAATACGCTAACCTTACTGTTAACGATGTTCAGCGTAGGAATCGTATTACTCGTTTGCTTACTGATTGGGGTCTCGTAAGTGTTGTACTTGAAGACAATATTATGGATATTGCTCCCTTGAATCAAATTAAAGTTCTTCCATATAAGGAAAAAAATAATTGGATACTAGAACAAAAATACAATATTGGCAAAAAGAATAAAGTAGAAGAAACCGAACAGAAGAAGGAATAAATAAGACTGAGACCTTTCGTGCGGTCTCTACAAAAGTCGGAAACCCTATAAAGAGGTTCGGTAAATACCGCTCCTCTTTTTTTGTTTTTATGTTATAAATAAGTGCGGATGCCTTCGGGGTCCACACAATCAAATCTCGCTTAATAAAGGAGAAGTACAATGGGAAACCTCATGAAGTATAATGCTGCGGACTTGGACCAGTTAATGGACAGGATCACACGCAACAGTATTGGAATGAATGATTACTTTGATAATGTATTCAGTTTCAATCAAGAGTCTAACTACCCTCCATATAATGTTATACAAGAAAGCAACACAGCATCGCGTCTAGAAATCGCTCTGGCTGGGTTTAAGAAGGAAGAAGTCAATGTCTACACAGAATATGGTAAACTCACTGTGGAGGGCAAGAAGGAGGCGAAGAAGGACGAGGAGAACTACATACACAAGGGTCTGGCTCAACGGTCGTTTGCACGTTCCTGGACAATCTCTGAGGATACGGAAATTAGATCAGTTACTTTTGAGGATGGGTTTTTGACTGTTAATTTGGGGAAACTTGTTCCCGAACATCATGCCCGTAAAGACTGGCTCTAAATATATTTGTATCGTCGCCGCAGGGAGATGTCTGGCAAAATCCAGATGATCTCCCTATTTTTTTAGGAGTTATTATGAAAAACCTTAAAGTTGTACTACTGACCAATAATCTTACTTTAGTCACTCAGATTGAAGAAGTGGCCACTGAACTGGGAGAACCTGATTGTAAATTGATTGAACCATTTGTAATCGGATCTGACCTTACTCTTACTCCTTGGTTGCTAGACTACACCATGGATAATGAGTTCATGATTTCCTCGGATAAGATCTTGACTATTGTCGAACCTAGTACTAAACTGAAGGGTAAGTACGAAGAAGTTATCAAGTGAGGTTTTACACAAACGTCCAAATGATTGGGGACAACTTTCTCGTTCGTGGTTATGAAGACGGAAGAAAAGTAAAATATAAGGATAAGTTTCAACCTACTCTATATGTAAAATCAAAGAAAGAAAGCAGGTGGAAAACACTTGAAGGTGAGAGTGTAGAACCCATTCAACCAGGAACAGTTCGCGATTGCCGCGAGTTCTATAAAAAGTATGATGGTATTGATGGGTTCAAAATCTACGGAAATGAGAGATATGTATATCAGTATATTTCTGATAACTATCCAGCAGAAGAAATCAAGTTTGATATCAAGAAGATCAATCTAGTAACGATTGATATTGAGGTTCAAGCAGAGCATGGATTCCCTGATCCAGAATCTTGTTCTGAGGAGATGCTTACAATCTCTATTCAGGACTATACAACAAAAGAGATTAGAACCTGGGGACGTAAACCATATACACCTACTCAGAAGAACGTAACATATCATTACTTCCCTGATGAAGTAGAGATGCTTGAGGCATTTCTATATTGGTGGTCCACCAATCCACCTGATGTTGTGACTGGATGGAACTGTCGTCTGTACGATATTCCATACCTTTGTGGACGTATCACTCGGATTATGGGTGAGAAGAAGATGAAGGAACTTTCACCTTGGGGATATATCAACCATCAAGAGATTCAAATCTCTGGTAGGGTATTTAATGTTTTTGAACTTCTTGGTATTACGACACTTGATTATTTGGAACTGTATAAGAAGTTCACTTACAAGGCACAAGAATCTTATCGATTGGATTATATTGCTGAAGTAGAACTAGGACAAAAGAAACTAGATCACAGTGAGTTTGATACTTTTAAAGATTTTTATCGTGGTAACTGGAAGAAGTTTGTAGACTATAACATTGTTGACGTGGAACTTGTTGACCGAATGGAGGACAAGATGAAACTGATTGAACTTGCATTAACGATGGCATATACTGCCAAAGTCAATTATACTGATGTGATGTTCCAGGTGAGGATGTGGGATACTATTATCTACAACTACCTCAAGAATAGAAATATTGTTATTCCTCCTAAGGATAAGTCTGATAAGAATGATAAGTATGCTGGTGCTTATGTAAAGGAACCAAAACCTGGAGTGTATGATTGGGTTGTGTCGTTTGACCTTAACTCACTATATCCTCACTTAATGATGCAGTATAATATATCACCAGAAACATTGATTGATACAAAGCATCCATCAGTTACTGTTGATAAGATTCTCAATCAAGATATTACTTTTGAGGAGTATAAAGACTATGCCGTCTGTGGCAATGGTGCAATGTACAGAAAGGATATAAAGGGATTTTTACCTGAGTTAATGGAGAAGATGTATGCTGAACGAGTTATCTTCAAGAAACGAATGCTCGCAGCAAAACAGCAGTACGAGAAGACTCCTACTGTCGCACTTGAAAAGGAAATCGCCCGATGTAACAACATTCAAATGGCGAAGAAGATTGCTCTTAATAGTGCTTATGGTGCTATTGGTAATCAATATTTCAGGTACTTTAAGTTAGCAAATGCTGAAGCAATCACGCTTTCAGGGCAAACTTCTATCCGTTGGATTGAAAATCGTATGAACGGATATCTAAATAATTTATTAAAAACAGATAATGTCGATTATGTCATCGCATCTGACACCGACTCAATCTATATTAATTTTGGACCTCTTGTTGATAAATTTTATAGTAATCGTATTAGTGAAAAGATTAAACTTGTGGAGATCATTAACAAGATCTGCGAGGACAAGTTGGAACCGTTCATCGAATCCTCTTATCAAGATCTTGCGACGTATGTAAATGCATACGAACAGAAAATGCAAATGAAGCGTGAGAATATTGCTGAACGTGGCATCTGGACAGCGAAGAAGAGATATATTCTCAATGTATGGGATAGCGAAGGTGTTCGCTACGAGGAACCTAAACTAAAAATGATGGGTATTGAGGCAGTTAAGTCATCTACTCCTGCTCCTTGTAGGAAAATGATTAAAGATGCTCTTAAACTTATGATGAATGGAACTGAGGATGAGGTGATTGATTTTATTGATAGTGCTAGAGAGAAGTTTAAAAAGTTGACTCCAGAGGAAATAGCATTTCCAAGGTCAATCTCAGATGTAAATAAGCATAAGTCTTTCTCTACCATTTATGGTAAGGGATGTCCAATGCATGTTCGTGGAGCACTGCTATATAATCATTATATTAAAGAGAAAAAACTTGATAGTAAGTATTCTCTTATTAATAATGGAGAAAAGATCAAGTTTGTAGCATTGAAAAAAGCAAATCCGATCAGAGAAAATGTATTATCATTCATCTCAGAATTCCCTCACGAACTTGGTCTTGACAAATATATCGACTATGACCTACAATTCAACAAAGCCTTTTTAGAACCTCTTAAGGTCATACTTGACGCCATCGGATGGAACGTTGAGAAAGTTGTAAACCTTGAATTATTCTTTCAATAATGGATTTTTTAAAAGATATTGTAAAAGAGATCGGAGATGACTACACCAAACTTGCCGCCGACATCGACGACACAGAAACCTACGTGGATACGGGGAGTTATATACTTAACGCAATGTGTTCAGGTTCCATTTTTGGCGGTGTATCTGGGAATAAGATTACTGCCATTGCTGGGGAGTCTTCTACTGGCAAGACTTTCTTTAGTCTCGCTGTGGTTAAGAATTTTCTGGATAGTAATCCTGACGGTTACTGTTTGTACTTTGACACTGAAGCAGCAGTTAATAGGTCTCTTCTTGAAAGTCGTGGAATCGACCTAGAAAGACTAGTTGTAGTTAATGTTGTTACAATTGAAGAGTTCCGAACTAAGGCACTGAAAGCCGTAGATATATATTTAAAAAAATCTGAAGACGAACGCAGACCTTGCATGTTTGTGCTAGACTCTTTGGGTATGCTATCGACGGAGAAAGAGATTCGTGATGCACTAGACGATAAGCAAGTTAGGGACATGACCAAATCTCAACTTGTTAAGGGAGCATTCCGTATGCTCACGCTTAAACTTGGTCAAGCAAACATTCCAATGATTGTAACCAATCACACCTACGATGTCATCGGATCTTATGTGCCAACTAAAGAAATGGGTGGAGGTAGCGGACTCAAGTATGCTGCGTCTACAATCATCTATCTGTCCAAGAAAAAAGAGAAAGATGGAACCGATGTCGTTGGAAACCTTATCAAGGCAAAGACTGCTAAGTCGCGTCTGAGTAAGGAGAACAAAGATGTTACCATTCGTTTGTATTATGATGAACGAGGTCTTGATCGTTACTACGGTCTGCTAGAATTGGGAGAACTCGGTGGTCTTTGGAAGAATATCGCTGGGCGTTATGAGATGGATGGCAAGAAAGTTTTTGCCAAAGCAATTCTGAAAGATCCTGAAACATACTTCACCCAAGAGGTGATGGAAAAACTAGATGTTATTGCTAAAGAGGAGTTTTCTTACGGTTCATGAATGTATTAGATTTGTGTTTGAAGATTGATCAGGCAATTCCTGATTTAATCTGTGATGAGTTAGTTGACATCTTTGACGAGAGTGATAAAAAGCAGAGACTTGATAGAAATGGATATCCAAACTGGACTAATCTTTTCGTTCAAGATCTTACTGATCATGAACATTATGATGTGATTCAACAAAAGATTGAAAAACAAAACCATATATTTCTCAATACATATCAAAATTATATTGGAGAGTATGGGAAGTACTTTGAGTCACATATCTTTGAGTTTGAAGGAGCAAATATAAAATGCTATGAAAGTGGTACGGAAGATAGGTATGATTATCATGCTGATACGAGTTCACTTCTCACTTCACGTAGATACCTTGCCATGATATGGTATTTGAATGATGACTTTGAGGGTGGAGAAACTGTATTTTATCCCGAATGTTCAATCACACCTAAAAAAGGATCTGTGCTTATCTTCCCGCCTTACTGGATGTTCCCTCACTGCGGCAAACCAGTATTAGAAGGTAAAAAATATATTATGTCAACTTATTGTCTCTGGTCACATGGATAAAATTGAGTTCTTAATCCTTAAGAATCTGCTTCATACTGAAGACTATTGGAGAAAGGTTATCCCTTTCTTAAAATCTGAATATTTTGAAGATACTAATCAGAAGATAGTATACGAAGAGATTGAATCTTTTGTTACTCAATATAACGATACTCCTACAAAAGAGATATTAAGTATTGAAGTAGAAAAAAGAACAGACATCTCCGATATTACATTTAAAGAGATATCAAAACTTATTAGTTATTTGGATAGCGAACCAGTTGACTTTGAATGGTTGATGAATACTACTGAGAAGTGGTGTCGTGATCGTGCTATTTACTTAGCACTGGTTCAATCTATTTCTATTGCAGATGGTAAGCATGAGAAGCATAGTCCTGATGCTATACCATCAATCCTATCTGAGGCTCTTGCTGTTGGTTTTGATAATCATGTAGGTCATGATTACTTAGAAGATTGTGCTGAAAGATATGATCTATACACCAAAAAAGAATCCAGGATTCCGTTCGACCTTGAGTTCTTTAACAAAATCACAAAAGGTGGTCTTCCTAATAAAACACTTAATATTGCTCTTGCTGGGACTGGTGTCGGCAAGTCTTTGTTTATGTGTCATATGGCTTCTTCTGTTTTACTTCAGAATAAGAACGTACTTTATATTACTGCAGAGATGGCTGAGGAGAAGATTGCTGAACGAATCGACGCAAACCTTTTAAACATCAATATTCAAGACATTGCTGATCTTCCTAAGCAAATGTTTATGAGTAAAGTTAGCAACGTTGCTCAAAAGACACAGGGAACTCTTATAATTAAAGAATATGCAACGGCATCAGCACATGCTGGACACTTTAGGTCACTTCTTAATGAACTTGCACTTAAGAAGTCATTTAGACCTGATATTATTTTCATTGATTACCTTAATATATGTGCTTCCGAAAGATATCGCGCTGGTAGCAATGTCAATTCATATACAGTTGTCAAAGCAATTGCTGAAGAACTTAGAGGATTGGCTGTTGAAGCAAACGTCCCTATCGTTTCTGCCACGCAGACCACTCGTTCTGGTTATGGTAGCTCTGATGTTGAGCTTACTGATACAAGTGAGTCCTTTGGGTTGCCTGCTACTGCTGATCTTATGTTTGCCCTTATTAAAACTGATGAGCTTGAGGAGTTGGGACAGATACTTGTAAAGCAGTTGAAGAACCGCTATAATGCTGAGACTGTATTCAAACGATTTGTGATTGGTGTTGATCGTGCAAAGATGAGACTATATGATTGTGAGCAAACTGCACAGGATGATTTACTTGACAATAATCAGGAAGAGCAGTATAGTAATGAGAACAAACCTAAGAAAGTATTTGAGGGATTTAAGTTTTGAATAACTATGTTGATTTTGTAAAACAAACTACTAGTGAACCTAGTTTGAACTATGGTGCTATGGCATCTCGTCTTGCTGAACTTGAAGCCTCTGGAGTAAACACTACTCAACTTCTAACTGCTTCTCTGGGATTGACTGCAGAAGCAGGTGAGTTTACTGAGGTAGTGAAGAAGATTTTGTTTCAAGGAAAACCTTATACTGAAGATAATGTATTTCATATGAAGCGTGAACTTGGAGATATCTGCTGGTATCTTGCTCAAGCATTCATGGCATTGGATACTAACTTTGATGAGATTCTTGATATGAACATCGAAAAACTGAGTGCTCGTTATCCATCAGGAACATTTGATTCCTATTATTCTGAAAACCGTGTAGAGGGAGACTTATGATTAATCTTGAAATTAGTATACCAGCTGCAGTTGCTCTTCGGCAGGCATTGTATCGTGAACAGCACGGATATACTTTAGATCTATCTTGTTGTCCAACAAGAATTATTGATATTCGTAATCTTATTGTAGAACTAGACACTAAAATTCAGGAACAACTTAATGAGCAAGAAAAAGTTCAAGAACAAGAAGAATGATGAATGGGAGTTTGATGAAACACCTGAAGTTCGTGCTGCTATTGCAAAACTGCACGAAGATATTCGTCAACGTAAACTGAAAGAACAAGATGACAAACTTGGTTATGAAACCGGAGGAAAATGAAAACCATTAGTCTTAATGAATACCTCATTGCAGGTGAAGAGTTTTGGCCTAAGTATTGGTATGTTGCTAAAGAACTTGGCGAAAATGCAAAAGCAGAAGACATTTTAAAAATCATGGAATCTCTTGCTGGTGTTGCTATGAAGAATCGAGCAGAAGAAAAAACTGGACCATTTGGATTTAATAAAAAAGGTTTTATTGCAGAAGAAGAATCTCCTAAAGAGGAATAAATACTAGAATAAAAGAGATTAAGATATGTTATCCAACCAATACCGGCAACGGATGGAGTTTATCTGTAAACGCATCAGTCAAGGTGAAGAGGTACAACTATCTGATATGATATGGGCAACTAAACTAGCAAAAGCAAATAGGTCTGCTGGTGAAATGTTGAGAAGAGCAAAAAGAATAGCACATAATCCAAACATTCAAGAAGGAAGTTTGGATGATTTTATGAATAGGATGGACTTGGGAGACCCTGATCCATCCAACCACAAAACAGGGTTTGATAGCGCAGATGACATTAGCGATTGGTTCCACCAAAACAGAACAGATGACTGGAGACAAAGAGACTAGAGAACTAATTGATGATGTCTTTTATGTTTGGGAAACCAAATATGGACTTTGGAGCACTGAGACTAAACAAGGACGTAAAATGTTATCTGGATTATATAAAGATAATGTTATCATTATGACACGATGGCATCTTAAGTGCGAACAAGATGGAACTCTTGACCAACATACAAGAGTTGTTGGTGATGCAAGCGTTGGAGTTGACTTATGATTAGATATGACGTTCCTTATTCTAAGATAAATCGTATCGCTGAAGACATCGGCGGTAAAGTAGAGCACTATAAATGTTGGGATTATGATTCGGGTAATCCTACTGAATATAGAAAAATTGTAATCGTGTATGGACACGAAAAAGTAAATGACAATAGTCCTTAACTATGCTACTGCTTTTTGGTCTGTTGTAATTATGAACTGCATTCAACCAGTGAATTGGGAAGCATGTCTACCAGTTCACGAATGGTTGTTTCCAGAAATAAAAACAGGCATTGAAATATATCTTAATCCTTCTATAATATACAAAACCGAAAGAGAATATTTGAATAATATAAATATAAAAAAGTAATGTGTTAAAAGAAATGTCTTCTGTATTGCGTAATTTCATGGAGGCTTACAAAGCTGTCCATAATCCTGAAGCTAAAGAAGAGTTCTATGCTAGCAGAGATTCATTAAGTGAGTTAGACTTCTCCTTGATTAACGAAGAAGAACTTAATGATATTTGTGAAGAGATCGTTCAAGAACTATTTGATGAAGGTTATGATGTAACCGGTGTTGACCTTATAGTTGACGGAATGCTTTCTGAAGCAAAAGTGACTTATGGTAGTGATACTGATAGTCCTAGAGCAATGAAAGTCAAGGCAATGAAGACCGGACTTAAAGGCGCGATGGACAAAGTAAAGTCCAAAGCATCAACTGGTGCTGTTAAAACATATGGTGCATATAGAACTGCTAAAGTAGCAGCACAAGACAAAGCAAGAAGAACAGCACAGACTGCTAAGAATATGTCTGCTCAGACTGCTAGAGCAGCAGTTGATGCTAAGGCAAAAGCAAAGTCTGGTATTAAAGGTATGCTGAAGAAAGCAGCAGAGAAAGTATCCTCTGGTGCTCAGAAAGTTGCTAAGAGAATGAGTGAAGGAGCAAAACCTGATTACCTAGACTTTGACAAAGATGGTAATGAAAAGGAGTCAATGAAGAAGGCTCTTAAGGATAAAAAGAAAGGCGGTAAGTGCCCTAAGTGTGGCAAAGACCCCTGTGAGTGTGATAAGAAAATGGAAGAAGGTTATAAGGAACTTCCTAAGAACAAGATGTTCCGTAAGGCAGGTAACCTAGGACGCGAAGCAATCAGCACACCCATTGACCCTGAAAAGCGTCAGAAAGCATATGATCGTTCTAAGAAGATCGTCAAGACTCTCAACAAAGCAAACGAAGAAGTGTCTTTCTCGGAAACAGAATTGAAAAAGTTTGAAGAGATTGTAAACTCTTGGATTGACTGATGGCAGCAAACCATGACTTTCTTATTGAACCTTCGCGAGAGGTTTATAGGAAGTATAAAATTGTAGAAACATTAGAGAAACATAACTCTAGTGGTGATGAATCTACTTTTACTTTTCCTGCACCTGCAAGTGAGGTAGGAAAAGTAGAAAAACCAAAAACTGGATATGGAGTTGTACTAAACGTCCAACTTAGATCAAAAAGAGATGAAGTTGGATCCAAAGTTTGGAATCAACTTTCACCTCATGTTGAAGAGATACGAACAATATTTAAAGAAGCATGGGATAAAGAGAAACGTTCCGTTGAGATTGAGGATATTGAATATGTAAGAGATACAACATGGTCCAGCGGATCTAAAACTATTTACATGAATATGTATCCTTTAAAAAAGGATGGAACTCGTCAAGCACCGAAGAAATTTGTTATTGGTTTTAAGGGATTGAAGAATGATAGTGCTGACCCTCATGAACTGATGACAGCAGCACTTATTTCAGATTCTAAATTTATTAATGTTGACACAATCAATAACAAGTTACCACAAAAAAGAGAAGAAGAACTGATTGAATTGTCTGAATCTATTGCTACCAATGCAAAGAATGTTAATGGGCATAAAGATAAAGAAGTAAAAGCAATTAAAGGTGATCTAGTAAATCTTGCTAAGGCACTTTCTGTTTCTAACTATATTGTCAAATTATTAGTTAAGGAAAAAGGATATAAAATAGATAAAGTATATCAAACTGGTTCTAAATGGGACAGGCAAGTTAAGGCATTTGAAGGATTTAATGCTAAAGATCTAAAGAAACAAGATTATATTATTAAAGCATATAACTCATCTGATCTGATTATTGAATTTAGTAAAGGTAAAATCAAACACTTTTGGGGATTATCTCTTAAGAAAAAAGGTGTTAGAACGAATGAACCAGATCCTACCCTTCTCAATAAACCAGTAACAGGAACAGGATCATTTAACTCTTCTACTGGTAAGGGAACTAGAGACGGATATCTTACATATAAACTAGGTCAGGAAGGACGTTCCCTTGCGAAAGAAGAGGAAAAATTCTGGTCTGCAGTATACCTTGCAAAGTTTGCAAAGAGACCGAAAGGAAATAGAAATAGCTGGATGAAGGAATTGGATAATTCATTGAGTGGGGATGAAAAGAATGCTGCATTGACTGGAGGAGAATATAGAACTCGTAATGGCGTTATTTCATATCCAAAGAATAGTTATTTTGAATCCATTGACGAGGCATTTAGGAAAGTATTTTCTGATCCTGATACTTTTAAAGAGTTTTTAGATATTGCCTTCAGAATTAATATTGATAGCTATGTCAACAACCAGGAAGTATTTCATTTTAGTTTGATAACAGGTTCAGGTGATATTAATAAAGATGGAACATTAAATGTAAAAGAACCAAATGAAAAATCATCTAGATTGATGAATGAAGTATTTACAGAACTGTTTACGATGCCTAATGGAAGACCTCCAACTCCAAAGGACTTTATTGTTCAAACAACTAGAGGAAAGAAACAGGCATTTGAATCAGGAGCAACTGCAGCAAAACTTTTCTATACATTGAAAATTGGAAAAGGAACAGGAACTGGTTTACCTATCGCTAATCTTGAGGTAAGATATAAAGGAGCAATCACTAACAATCCACAGTTTCAGGTATTCATCCACAGAACATTTCAAAGATACTTAAAACATAAGCAGCGACAACTTGGTTCTAAACATTCATTTTGACTATCTAGTTGGTATATAAATATTCTTATGGGTAATCCTAGTGTAATGAAATCGTTTTTAAATTTCTTTAGA